CACGATTCGCACTACGCTGAGAAGTCTCAGCTTATTGCCAGTCGACAATGGAGCTTGATAGATGAAGCGGAAATGATTGATCGGGAAATACGTTACCGGTTAGCTACCGCCGAATACATCATGGAAAACTTACCTGAACGTTAATAAATAACTCCTACCCTTGCGGGTAGGAGTTATTATATTTTCTTTTTTGTTACTTGAACTTCTTGAACTCATCCAGCTGGCTGTCGAATACAGCAGAGAGTTCGTTGATCAGACCCAGGCAGCCACCGACTACAGAAGTCAGCTCGTTAAACATACTGACCTTTTCCTGCACGCCTTTGATCACGTAAGCATCGACGATGATGTCGTTGTTCTTGATCTTGTTAACCAGCAGGTTGCCTACTTCGTAAACGTTCTTGAGATCCCGCGCCATGACTTCAGCATCGCGAGCGCCGATACCTTCACAAGCCTGGTTGAAGCGGTTCATCAAACCAAACGCTTCCTGGAAATTGATATACACTTCACCGGTCTTGGCGGTTTTCGGACCTTCTTCCAGATCTTTGATAAACGCGCTGACTTTACCAACGTGTGAATCATAGCCGGTAACGGTCCATTTGTAGGAGCTTTCGATGCGACCAAGCTTCACAACTTTCTTCATCCAGTCGTAGAAACGTTGGATCTCAGTTTTGAAACCTTCGACCACAATTACCGCGCCGACAATATTATCGACGTAGTATGCCATTTCGCCTTCCCCGCCGCTGAAGTAGGTCGGCACCGGAATGCGCGCATTAGCGTTATTGATGAAGAGAACCTTTCTTTTAGCCAGTTCCTGCTCTACAGGCTGCCACTTAATAGTATGTAAACTTGACTTAAATTGTGCCAGCTTACGGTCCGTCTCTGTGAAGAACTCTTTAAAAAACAGATTCAGTGATTCACCGAAACCTAATTCTTCGACGCCTGTTACGTGAAGGGTAACAGGGTTTTTTACATGGGATACAAAATTGTAATTCATTACTGGAACCCTTATATATAGACTAAGAATTATTACCTAACTTTTCATAGAATCGAGGTTCACTATGTCTTCCCCTTATGGTTTCCTTTCCGGTATGAAATCATCAGAAGTTACCACCCCATTCATCAACTACTCGTACATTTTCGATCAGTTAAACGGTGAAGACGTAAAAGGTGTCGACGGTCGTTATTATCTTAACGGCGGTATCACTCCAAACAACGCAGTGGTTGGTGGTAGTAACACCCAGAAATCAGGTGAGCTCGCCCTGATGATGTCACGTGGTCTGGTGCGTATTGCACCTAGCGCTGGCTTTATGTTTGATATTGAGAAAACGTTTGCGGTAAGCCGTATTGCAGACGCGATCAACCGCGAGATGGGCGACAGCGATTACTTCAAAGAGCACATCCTCGATAAGCGCTTCTTCTATCTGTCGGGTAATGAGTACGACGGTACTGACGTGCATAACTTCTTTAAAGAGAAGAATGCCATGATCAAAGAAGAAGCCAAGAAGAACAAGAACCTGAAGATCGACACCGTGTTCTTGGCCAACGATGGCGTCTCGGCTGTTAAAATGTTCCCACCTTTATTCCCAATGGTTGACTCCGGTACGGAAATGGGCTTCTCGAAAGCCATGAAAGATTTCCAGGAAGGCGACGTGGATGAAGGCGGTGCCAAGAAAACCCGTGACATGGTAATCGGTAACCTGCGTCGCATCGTCCATACCGATGCAGATAGTCTGGGTGCTGAAGTCGGCATGTATCAGGTGTGGACTGCTCAGGTTGAAGATATCATCAACATGACCGGACAGCCTCTGGAAAAGCAAACCACGTTCCTGCGTCAGGGCAAGAAGATCTCTGGACCGAAGTCCATGAAGAAACTTCCGGCACTGGGCATTGAAATCATTCGTGGTGCGCCATTGAAAAACGGACAGGAGTGGCTCTATCCTGACCCGTATGGTAAAGATGAGTTCTTTGATGCAGACGGTAAAGCGTCACCAGACCTTATGGAGTACTTTGTTTCTCCATACCGTAACAAGAACGGTATTTCTGGTGGACACACCTCCTTCATCGGTTCTCAGCATTTAGGTATTCAGGAAGACCTGACTGCTTACCATAACTTGAAGAAACACAAATTCTTCGGCTACGACAGCGACAACCCGCGTGGTCACTCACTGGTGATCTACCCAAGTGTGCGTCTCGGCCGTACAACGATTCGCGGCCAGATCAATGAAGATCTCTGCCTGCGTCGTGCTCTTTGTATTACTTACCAGTACATGAACAAAATGAAGTACGATCTGACCCTGGATCAGAAGTACCGCATGACGATCGAAGACTTCTACGAGAAGGTCGGCAAGCTCATGGATTGGGAGTGGATTCTGAACGAAACCGTTGACTACTGGTTCATCAACCCGGACATCAAGAAGAAAACGCTTTCGACTTTCGAACTTATGCGCATCGCAGTTGGCGAAGGCGACCCCAAATTTTAAGGCAGTATCATGACCACAGAACAAAAAGAAACTGTTGTAACTTTAGTTATTACTGATGGTATTTTCGGTAATCAATGCGATGACGCTGCTGCCTATGTGGCGCGTCTAAAAGAGGCCATGGCAAAAAGCAAATGCCGTGATGTCTCTTTGGTTTCTGTTTGTGGTAATCGTGGGATCTGCGATATCGATCCCACTGTAACTGAAATTGAGTTAGACACCAAGAACAAAACGCAGTTCATTCAATCCCTGGAAAACAACGTTGGACTATTTGATGAGATATTAATCATCAGACTGGCTGACGATATGTTCCTTAACGGAGCGCGTCAAGCTGCCACCGAATTGAACAAACCGTTATTCACTTACGGTTACAACAGGAAGGTTAAATGACTGCTAATCGAAAGAAAGCAGAAAAATTCCTTATTGATGAAATGACATCTATTACCCCCAATGGGGGTAATGGTGCCATATATAAAGAGTTTTTCGCGAACATGAATGACGACGAATTCGAAGACTACGTGAAGTGGTTAGAGGCGGGGAACGATATTGCTATCTGGCTCAGTAACACCAATCGTGGTGATGATATCGATTTCGACGACATCGTAGCGCGCTGTGAGCGTTTAGGACGTCCTGTTTATCAGCGTATTGTTAGTTACGACATCGACACCGGGTTGAAAGTCATGACACCGGCCAAGCACTTCGTGGGCACAGCTGAGTTAATGAAGCAGAGCCAGATGTGGGTAAAGAAAATCAGCGCAGCGAAAGATGATAAACGCGTTGATGACTTAACCGGTCAGGTGATGATGGAATCTCGCGCTACCGGCCTGAGTATTCCTGAAGTGCACGTTATGGGTGGATCGCTGGGCCTGGTTAACTCTACCAACGAAATCTATACCGTTAAGGGTGGTGACGTTGGCGCGCTGAAAGCGTACCGTGCTTCACTGATCGAAGAAGGTCAGGCCAGTGTGAATGCCAGCTTGCGTCGTGGTGACGGAGCCAAAGTGTTAAGCCTGGCTCACTTCCTGCTGCGTGGTCGTTTGATCGATAACAACCTGCATTCACGTAATGGCTAAGGGGAGTAGTAATGAGCCTGCCTGGTTTTAAAAATACTGAGGCGGAACCTGATCTGCAATTGTTGGGTGAAGTCCTGGTCAAGCATTATCTTTATTTGCAATCGCGTCCGGAAAAAGCTGACTTCCTGAGTGAAGTTATTGAACGCTTCTACGTGGCGCCGGCAACAAAATTCAGTGACGAACTCACCAACTTCAAACAGGTTATTACCGGTAATGCGACGTTCTATAATGACGCCCTGTTATTGGTAACGGCGGTTGTTAGTGAACTGATTGTTCCGGAAGCCTATTTCAAGAAGTTGTTGAAAGAGTACGAAGCCATTCGTTTGGGCATGCCGAGCAACGAGACGCTGTCACTGCGTTTAAGTGCGACGGATTACTTTGCCTGTGTGTTCTTTGCCTTGCGCTTCTATATTGATCAGGCGGATCTGTTTGCTGAGATCCCAGAAGCAGCTAACACAGAGAAAGAGGATGAGAAGTCATGAACAAGGATATAAAGGTTTATATTCCGCTGGACTCCTTGTTTGACTATCGCCAGGGGTTAATCTGCAAGATCATTACCGACCCCACACAGGACAACGCTACACGCCTTGTAGACGCCGCAAACAAATGGGTGCAGTACTTGGCTAAGCGTTACGACGAACGCCGCATGGACCTGTTTGAGTGCCCTGAGATCGGGTTGACGCATGCCAAGTTTGAAGAGGCATATGCCAATCGCAGTATCGATGACTTCGCGTTCTATACGCCGAGCAATCTCAGCAAACTCATCATGGCACAGATCATGGAAGCAGAAAGCGAATATGAGCAGTTGCCCAACATTCGTTCGTTTAGCTTTGTGGTTAATACCTGGCCGTATGTGTTAACTGATGAACTGCAAGAGATCCTGCACGAGTCACTGACCAAGCGTTTCCGTGGCAAGCACGATATCAGCTTCATGCACGTTGATGACACCAAAGCGACACCGAGCTTCTACCGCAGCTTCTCCTACGTGTTCAAATATGACATCTTACTCCGTGACTATAAACCGTTCATGGATAATTTGGTTAATGAACCGTTGCCTGAAGTGGTGTTCTTTGTTCCTGATCTGTTTATTAAGTTCCAGGAATACATTACGGGGAAACCAGCGGACGTTATCGAAGCATTTGCATTGACGGTTGTGAATCAACTGGCGCTGAAACCTATCCCGCACGCGGCATATGACCATCAATAAACCTAATAGTAAACGGCTCGCGCCGTTTACTATTATATAGTTTTTTTACATGACGTTACCGTCGATATCCACCAAGGAGTTACCCTGCACTAATTCTTCTGGCTTGATGGGCTTGAACCCGTCAGCAACGTCCATAAGAGATTTAGTAGGGTCCAAAATAAAACTAGTGAGTTCAAAGGTGGGTGTAACCACAGCCCCGGCAGCAATTGCATTAAGGGATTCGACAATCTGTGCAAAGCTAAACTGATTGCTTGCGTTCTCTTCTTTCTTGGCGCGTTCTTTACGGTCGTCACGGATCGCTTTCTCCATGGCACCCACAAGTGACGTGATCGAACTCAGCAGCATGGCAGAGCTGGGTTTCTTCATGTACGCCAAGGTGGCAAATTTCAACAGCAGCGCACGGTGTTTCTGAAGGGAGTCAGCCAGGCTTACCTGTTCAACGTCTTCTTCATTACGCACCATTGCCTGCACAATAGACATTAGCGCTTCATCGACTTCAGCCCCTACCAGATCCAATTGGTCAAAGGCCGGATCCATGATTTGCGCTTCCGTGAACTTCGGGGGTTTAGCCAGCGCTTCCTCATTGGTGGCGATGACTTCTACGGGTTTTTCTGCAGTGTCCATAATTTTTCAAACCTACATTATTAGGGTAGTGAACCTAGTCTATAAAGGAATTGGTATGTTATATCGTTTAGTGCGCAAATGGTTTCAACCGAAGCTGTACCAATTTGACCATTGCCAAGAGCAGTTAAAATTAATTCAGCAGCTGAGTGCAGACCTCCGTTCGCCTTCTAAAGGCATTATTGCAACATCTGCGTCCCTATACAATTTTCTTACTCAGGAGTATCGGCCGTTTGTATTAACTGATCACCTGCTGGCAACCGGGGTCGAGTTAGCCACTTACACCCCTAATTCCATGAACCTGGCAACCTTCTTGGAAGACGTACAACAGCTCAGTGAAGAGCGCTATGCCGCGATTTACAAAAGCATGGTCACCCACTATCCAATCGCCAATCGTTTCTTCCTCGACTGGTATGATGGTGACGACGAGATCAATTTGGTCATGACGAAGTACATGCCCTTGATCATCGAAATGTTTCTATTTTATCAGGAGGGGTACGCAGAAGAAATTCATGACGACCTCTATCAGAAAGCGTTGGTGCGTATAAATAAACTGGAACGCCAATATCCTGGTATTCCAGATTTCGTCGCACACAAGGACTATCGGGCATTGGTGTCGGAGATCTTGCAGATCTTAACGGCGCTTTATACAATCAACTTACGGAGCTTGGGTGAAATCTAACAGTACCAAAAAAGAAATGGAAGCCGTTTCTAAGAGGTATTTGCCAGATGACAAATTAAAAGGTCCGGTTGCAAAACTGTTTAGGGGTTTGTTAAATAAGTTACAGATGAACCCCTATAAATGGACTCGGCTGCTCAACGACCACCTTGCGTGGATCCTAACCGGTTACCCAGAAGAGGATAAGAGAAAACAGATATTGACTAAAACAGGCAACATCCGCGACGCTTATTTCCACAGTCCGAAACTCACCGCAGATAAGATGTTAGAAGGCTTATCGATCTTGCAGATGGATGAATGTACGATCACGCTACGAGTAAAGGACACCAAGGGAAATGAGTATGAAGTTAGTGAAACAGTGAAAATCAAACACGCTGAAAACAGTGAGTCTTACGAAGAAGACCCTGATGACGGTGAATAAATTTTGTTAGTGCATAACTTGGAGGGGTAACACCCTCCAAGTTTATGTGTTCCTTATTTTTTTTGTCGAGAGGTAGATATGGCACTTCCCAGTGCAGGTGGAATTGGTGACGCACTCAGCGGTATCGGTGATAAGCTCTCGGGCTTTAAGAATACCACCACAGAAGCGTTGAACAAATATCGTGGAGAAGCAGTTAAGGCTATCTCTCCGATACAAAACAAACTCAAAGAAGGGGTGGCAACACTCAAGGCAGGTGAAGCAAAAGTTTCCGGCATGATCTCTGCCTACAAGGATGAAGTTATCTCGGGCTTGGATAGCATTGTCGGTGCATTAAGCGGTGGCTTGTTGGACTTCAAAGACGCCTCGCAGTATTTCAGCGTCGGCAAGAACGGAGTGAGCTTCAACAAGGATATGTTGGTTCAGCAGATCGGCGACAAGATTGGTTTCGACCTGAGCTCCAAAGATGCCTTGATGTATCAACTCAGCGACATGGCCAACAACGAGTTCAATGACCTCACCGGTGGCTACTTCGGCAACATGATCTCCAATGACGGTTCAGGTTTCCGTATCACCAAGAACTGGCGGGATCAGATGGGTAACGGATTACTTACCCTGTTGGGTCGTACCACCGGCATCAATGCGTTAACGGACTACACGTTCAACACGTCCTATTATAACTCGTTGATGAAGATGACCGCACAGTACGGCATGAGCGACTCTTACGCGTCCATCATGGACAAGTACAACAACCCGGAAGATGCGGAACTGGCACTGATGAACGCAATTCCCCAGATGATGCAGAACGGTGATCTGGTGAGTCTCAACAAGGTGCTGGATTTGGTGAGCAAGAAAAACCATGCGGTAATCAACGCAAAGTTCCCCGGCCTGACCTCTAGCTTGTTCCAGAACTTTGTCCTGGATAGTGGAACGTCTCCTGGCGATTACCCAACTATCAAAGCCACGTTCTTGCACGTTGTTACCACAATCTTTGGTGATACCTGGTATAAGACACCTACGTCTTTTGGCTGGGTTCTGAACATGGGTCTGATCTCTTCAGTAAGTGAAGACATGAAGAAGGTCATGGTCAGCGACAATACCAATGACGAGCTCGTGGTGTTGATGGCTTGCACTGGAATGTTCAATGAACAACCCGCCATTGAGATATTCAAAAAACAGTTTCCCTGATGCACCTATTTTAACCGAAGCATAATAAACTACTCCTACCCTTGCGGGTAGGAGTAGGATTACTTGTTTTTTTTTATTTTGACTCAAACGAGCTAGAAGCAAAGCCTTGTTGTCCGCCGCCCGTGACGTTGATCTGCGGTGCTTCCATGGAAATGTCACCTGAAGCGTGCAGACTCACCGTGCTGCCATTGAGCGTGATATCAACTTCACCCGTTTTGCCATAAAGCTTGAACTGTGCGGGCGCACCTGTGCCGTTACTGTAGAGCGGGTTCTGTTCGTCAATACCTACACCAAACTGTTGTGTTGGCATTTGAATACCTGGGTGAACCGGCGCGAGGGGATGGTACATTGCTGGACGGAGCCCAGGCTGAACTGGAGCACTAGCCCGACGGTAAGCATTAAAAGAATTTTTAGCATTGTCGATCCACTCTCTGTTGAAGAGTGAAGACGGAAGGTTGCTTTCCATCACACTCATGTAGGGCTTGTCATGTTGTTTGTCTTCAAACAACGAGACTTCAAAAATATCATCCTTATCTCGGAAAGGAGAGGTCATGCGAATATGCACAACAAGCTTGGTTGCTTTAAGGAAGTCGTTAAAGAAGAGCTCTTTGAATTGTTGAATCGTCTCTTCTGGGTGCGGGTAATTTTTATCGAGCTCGATGGAGAGCGTGTTGTTAATTTCCCACTTCATGCCTTTGCTCAAGATCTCTTTGAGTCCGTCATTGCGATAGCTTGTAATGCGACCATCAATGAGTTTGTCCATCTCATCCAGTTCTTTCAATACCTGAGCGCGGAGATCATCCGTTAACCAGGCGTGGAACTTCGGAGACTTGAGGCGGATCCCGATATAGGCATGCAGAATACATTCGTAAAGCGATGGCTTGGAGGCCAACTCGACATTACCGTAATTCAGCTTGACGTTATAACCAGCACCAGTGCGATAACCAATAGCGCACAGGGAACCTTTGTTATACAGGGGGATCGTTTGGGTATGTACGTTAGACATAGTTAAAACCTTGTATTAATCAATAAAGGAACACTAGGCAAATTTGCTCAGTGAAGGTTGCATTAATAAATGCATAAGATATTACACTACCGCCCTCCTTTCGGAAGGCAGTAGGCAATATATTTACGATCCAGTTATTAAAAGATTAACGCTCCAGCGGATTGGAGAAACGCTTTTAACATGTCACCCACCAGGTTGTCACTCAGAATTGCACCCACGTTGTCTGCACGGAACGATGACTTCATGTTGATAGCAGCCATGGTAGTCATGCGGTTTAAACGACGATAACGCAATACGGTGTCAAGATAGGTCATGCCCGTGATACGTCCCAAATAGTCGTTATACGCTGAGTCATCACTCAAGATACGTTTAACGGCTGCCGCTGGGTTAGTGAGGTCAAGTACGGTCAGTGAACGGTTAATCGGTACCGACACCAACGGCTCAAGATCCACGATGTCCAACGTGGCTTTGAAGTTCAGCGGTTTACGATCACGTGTCCAACCGGTTTCTCCATCGCCAAAGGTAAAGCGCATGGATTCCACCATACCCGTGCGAATAAACTGACGGCTTTGACAGAACGCTTTAACCAACGGCGGTGACGTATAAGCAGAACCACCGGCAGAGATCGGTGCCACTAACGGAAGCAGCAAGGAGAAGATTACCCAGATCTTCATTACCTGTTCGTACGGATGCGCGTAGTTACAGTAGCTCGAGATCTCATAGGACTCACGGTGCAGGTTTACTGAGGAACTCTGCCAGTGGTCAGGGACCTTGATGTAGCTGTTGTTGGCTAACGCCAGCGGTATGTTACCTAATACAGTGCCTGCTAACAAGCCTTGCGCGCCATCTTTCATTCGCTCAACAATACCATCGATAATGCCGATGCCCGTTGCCCCGCCTGCCATGTCAAAGTTCAGGTCATGTGCTGCACGCACCACGCTGTTGAACTTATCTGCAATAGGTGAAGGGCCTGCTGAGTTACTGAAGGTATCCGACGTTGGCCCAGTACTGCTCTCAACGCGGAACGAGATTGCATCCAGTCCACCATTAAGTGCGGTTTTCAGGTAATCCACAACACCGCCCGCCCAGCTGCTTTCAAGGTTGGTATCGTCCTTGTAAGGCGTGTTAGCAGGGGTTGGGTAATCAGCTATGCTCTGGTTAGGATCCATTGCAACAGCTTTACCACGTTCGTTAGGATTGCTCTGTGTGGCAGTAGCAGAACTGTAGGAACCCTGGATAACGGGAGAAGCCGGCGTTTGGCCGCCGTCAGTGCTTCCTACTTCGGTCATGAGTTTATTAACGCTCTCTGACAGACCCTGGTTGCCCGGTGTTCCATTGCCACCTACCCCGGTTGCACCGTACGCAGTGGTATTGGGGTTTGAGTAAAGGTTTTGGTTGAGGTAACTGGATTGTCCCTCAGGGTAGAGCCCTTCACCTTCACGATAAGCACCCACAGTTTCGTAATACTTCTGAATCTGTTGCTGCGTTGGGCTGCCGTTGGTAACCTGTGGGTTGGCGTTAATCTCTTGCGCTGCACGCGCCATGAGGTTACGCACCAACGTTGAACGCTCTTTCACCGTAATGGTGTTGCCTTCTGGCCAGTTTTCATCCGCATCTTTCAATGCGTTGATCTGGAAACGGTGTTTACGGGCACCGCGTGTTACTAAACGAAACAGGTCAACTGTACCGTCAGCATAGACCACGTCGCTGTACAAGCGGTTTAGCATGGCGATTTTGTTTTTGTTGCTGTCGCCCGGTGGTATGCCGTGTAACGTATCAGTCTGTGCTTTAGTGTTGTTGGGTAACACGGGATCAATGTAACCCAGTTTCACCATGATGTCGTTTAGCACGCCCGACGCCATCTGAATGTATTCTGGCATGGCACCTTTCACCGTATAGAAACGGTTCTTGGGTGAATCCATCAAGAACTGCAAGAACTGCAGACTGACGCTGGCAAGCTGCATTGGCCAAAACGCAACCGATGTGATTGCCTGACCAATATAGAAACTGAGATGAGGACGACGACCTTTGTTTGCCATAATCGCCGACACGGGGTCAAACATGTTGGTTAAGAAACTCAACAGTCCTGCGAATTCAGGCACGCCCGGAACCAATGTCAGTATCGTGGCGTTGTCATCGTACAACTCTTTATACAACACACCCATGCCGCCTTCAGAACTTTGTTGATAGCGGTCATAGCGTGGATCGGTGGCAGGTGAGAACTGACTCACCGGGTTAACAAAGCGGTTATCTCCCGTAGCGCTACTAAAAACGTTAAAGTAATTGCTCCAGTTAAAGTTGTCCAATAAAGGACGGTTATTTAACTCGGACGACAGCATTCTAAAAGAACGGGCAAGAATGTCCTTGTCCTTAACTGCCACTTTATTTGCCATGTTTAACTCCAAAGAAAAGGTGGGGGTATTTCACCCCACCCGTTTTTATTTCGGTATAACCGAAGGCGTGTTACTGTTTTGCTGCTTAACAACCTGAATCAGCTGCTTCAACAGCTCTTCCACACCGCCTGAACCGGCTTTCATGGCTGAGGCCAATACTTGCGGATCCAGTGGGTCTGCGGCTGGCGCTGCAGGAGCAGCAGCTGGCGGAGCCATTGGCGTGGTTGGTGCCGGAGCTTGAGCAGCGGCTGCCGCTGGCGCTGCGGCAGGAGCACTTGGTGCAGTCGTAGTCGGAGCCGGTGCGTTACCGTCCGGAGCAGCCATTGCGGCTTCTGTTGTAATACGACCCATCTGAGCCAGTGAAGCATTACCCACTGTGCGCATGTACTTGTCAGCAGCTGCATCACTCTCGAAGTTAAAGTGAATGTGGCCGCCGGTACCGGCTGCAGTTTTAACCCGGTATTCGTTGATGACTTTGTAATCCGCTGGAGACATCCCGGCGTCACTCATCATCTTCTGTACCGTAGCAGCAGCTTGGTCAGAGGTTCCTACTCCACCTTGAATGGTGAAGTCCAATGCCAGTCCCACAGCGTGTTTACTGCGCGGGTTAGCTTTGTGGTGGTATGCGTCGTTCAATGCCGTGAAGCGAATGAAGTCTTGCACCCGTGCCTGGATCTCTTGACATGCACGAACGATACCTGGGTGTACAGGTCCGCCTGCGGTGGTTTCCGCGGACTTCAGCTGCAAACCCGTGTAGGTATTGGTGCGGTTACCCGAGGCCACAGAGGTAGCGTTAGCTACGTTCTGGAACCCTGCACCTGCACCACCGTTCGGACTACCGCCACCCAGACCATAACCCGACATCGGCGGAAGCTTGCCACCACCCAACCCAGGGTTCTGTGGAATGGAAACTTCTGTTGTGCCAACGTTAAGTGGGTTCGGTCCTGGTAGCTGCGGATCTTTACGCTGAATTGTGACTTCCTGTCCGCCGGTAGCGGCTTCAGTTTCAGCACGACCTTTTGCTGCCAGGTCATCGCCTTCTGTGCCGTCACCACCTGCCGTTAACGTACCGTTGCTCAAACGAGCCAGGTAGTCTTTGAACATGGCGAATCGCTTCTCCATGCCCGGCAGTGCATTGCCGCCGTTCAATCCGCGTGCTGCATAACCAAAGTTGTTGTTCTGCGTGATAGACTGGAGCTGTTTGTTATCCTTGATAAAGGCCACTGCCAGCTTCGCCATGACTTTAGGGTCAGTAGAGGCCAGCTGTGGATTCTTCTCAAGGTCAACACCAATCATCTTACCGAACTTACGATAGTTAGCACGACCAGTGAGTTGGATAAATCCACGCCCACGGTAATCCCAACCATCATTCTCGTTGATGTTGCCCAACGAGGCCCCTTTGGCGCCACCGTAAACAAAGTTTGCGATAGCTTGCGGACCAGCCTGTACCAGTTGCTGTGCAGTTCCCATGTCAGTGACATTACGGAACAGCTGCATTAACCTTGCCGGGTCACGGTAACGCATATTCTCGGTGGTCTGAGTATAGCCCTGTGACTCGTAGTTGGTTAACGCCAACGCCTCAGCAATCAGGCGCGGGTCAGTTAATCCTTCCGCAATCATCTCACGGATAATCAACTGCTCGGCAGCATTGCGCGGTACATTCACCCCAGTGTCATTACCTGCAGCAGATGGTGTGACTCCACTGAGGTTGACCTTGTTGATGTCAGAACTGCCTTTGATCGGTGCGTAGGTTTGCGCAGGCATACTGAACTGCGCGTCCATTGCAAGCTCGTTACGGTTCTGAGGATTACCTCCCGCACTGAGTTTATCCGTTGCAGCTCCACCCACGGCGTGTGCAGTGGTTTGGTTCACCAACTGTTTGGCACTGGTTTGCTGGGCTTCCAGAATCGGGTTGCGCAGCTTGGCTTTGTTGCTCAGCTCCTGCAATGCATTCAACAGCTTATCGACTTCCGGCAACTTGCCAACAGAGATCCCGTTTTCAAACGGTGAAGTTTTCACACTCCAAACCGGAATAAAGGTTTTCTTCGGCGTAACGTTGCGGGTATCAATAACACCCAGTGCGATCTGGTATTTCGCTGTTGCCGTCAAGTTCATCCAGGCACTGCCCGGTGCACCATTACCGTAGCCGTTATAGAGCTTATAGTAGTTCATAAGCACTGGCAGGAAACGATCACGGAACCACAGGCACCAGTCATCGGCTTTCTCATCTTTGATGCGGAATGCGGCTTTGAACTCGTGGAAGAGATCACCGGTTTTACCCAGGAAACGCGCATCTTTACCAATGATTTTGATCATGCCCTCAACACGGCGCTCAAGGTGAGCCACCGCCTGGAACTTCCACGTTGGGAAGAGTTCCGTGCCGTACTCTTTGCCAAAGCTCAGGGACAAGCCATAAGCGTTCATACGGATAAGGGTGAATGGATCAATAATGCCGTTGTCAGGGATCAGGTCTTTGACGTTGACCTGTCCCGCTACTTTGCCCGGACCATAGGCGTCGTTGAGCTTACCGACTTCTTCATCGATCTCTTTGAGGCGAGACTTCGCACTGCGCTGTTCGAGATAGCTGGTTTTGCCGTCAAGCCCCCAGAAGCTGGTGTTCTTGAGTTTCTCTTGCAGCTCTTTACGCTCTTTCTCCAGACCCTCTTTGCTCTCTACCTTCATGGTCACATCGCGGACTTTTGCGGTGTTATCACTTTTATCAAGATACTTCTTCAGCTCTTGCAGGTATTTGCCCACGCTCGCTATGGTTTCGTCTTGCCCCATGAGCTTGTCGTGTGGATCGATGCTTGGCGTCACTTGATAAGGAGAAGGCTGAATACCCGCGATCGCCTGTGACGCCTGATAGGCGATGTCATACGCCCGTTTGTCGGTGAGCTTGTCAAACTCTTCGAGGCTCTTGAGCTTCAGAGTATCCAAGCAGGACATGTACGTCAGGAACACCGGTTTAAAACGACCATTGAACCAGCTGAAAATATCACCCAGCTCGCCTGACTGTTTGCCGTCATTCCCCGCCTGCAGCAGTTGGAACACTTGCTGAATCGGCGTATCGGTTGCGAAAGAGGCAGAACCGTTGTTGATCACTACGTGCTTGGTCAACAGCTGTTCAATCGTAAAGATCTTTTTGCCTAAGTCGCCGTCAGGGTCTTCTAAACCGTACTGTACAAAACGAATGTCAACCTGTTTGTACTTGCCTTTGGTGTACCACTTGTAGATGCCGTAACCGGCCAAGCCCACGCCAGCAACGGCCAGGCCCGCCAACACCACAGGTGAAGCGAGAACGGTGGCTGCTGCGGTACCCGCTGCGGCTAAACCACTGCCTGCAGCACTCGCTAACGCCCCCACACCGATATCCACACCTGCGGCACCTGCAATAGACGAAGCCAGTGAATACCCCGCCCACACGTTGCCTGCGGTGCTGATCGCCTCATTGTCCATGAGCTCACCTGCCGCCTGTCCACCTGCATAGATCAAGCCGGCTTTCAGGATAGCAGTCCGTGGGTTAAACGAGCCACCAAAGTTATTGGCTGCGTTCTTTAATCCACTGAAGCGACGTTTACGACGTACACGATTCCGACGTCCCCGGTTACGCATATCACGTTCCAGGTCTGCATCAGTACCACCACCACCTCTTAAACGTTCGGTGCGCTCACGCTCACGACGAGCACGGTTCTCTTTCTTCTTGCGTTCACGCTCTTTACGCTTCTTGCGCTCATCGCCTGACTCGCCTTCAGAACCTCCGACTTCGTTGTCTTCACCAATGAGATCTTCGATGCCCTGGTCACGCCCACCACCCCCAGTAAAGAAGCTGGCCAGCTTAGTGATGCCGCCACCGATAATTGGAAGGGCTTTAAGTCCCGCACTGGCAAACTTAAACATAGTGCCGAAACCGTTCACGATGGTTTTGCCAAAGAACTTCTCGGCCAACCCTTTGACCATCCCAATGCCACCAAACAGCAGACCCAGTAACCCTTTGGGTTTCTTCTTGTCTTCTTTCTTGTTGGCAATACCACCTAACGAATCACTGATGTTGATGATTGCATCCTGGACCTTCTCGTTCTTTTTCTCTTTGGCTTGACGACGTTCATCTTCCAAGGAGTTCAAACGCACCTTTTCCTTAGTGGCTTCGGTTTCTTCTGGCTCAGGTTGTGACTGCAGATGTTTTACCACATCCATCTTTTCCACGATGCTGATGTCTTGCGGCTCGATACCGAACTTCTGACACAGCAGGTGGTAGATGCGATCCACCGAGTTTACAATAGGAGAATAGTCGGCTTTAACCAACTGGGAGGTTTTGTCGTAGGCTTTCTTACCGCCGGCGATAGCGCGGTCTTTGAACTTGCCCAACAGATCCAGACCAAAGATACCGGCACGCTTGCTGGCTGCGCCGAGCTTGGTGATGCTTACACCCATTGAGGTAACCAGACCGCGGTCAAAGTCATCTTGAGTGATCAGCGTTTCGCCATCTTTGTCATACACCGGACCGTCGATTTCATTCCAGCCTTTGATCTCTACGGCTTTGTCGTTGGCATCCAGCTTGTAGTACCAACCTTTGCCCATCTTCTTGCCCAGCAGCACTGGCGACTTCTCACCCTGACGAAATACATCCATCTGGTAGAAACGTGTAGACAGTGCCTTGCCGAGTTTCGATGCACGACCAAACGGGTCAATGGCGTTGAACAGCTTCATGCCCATTTCCCGCAGTTTGTTTAAACCGCGCAACAGACGGGCCCGACCATCTGCACCAAACAGCTTTTGCGCCAGCTGACGAGCAGTGGCTACGATATTGCCCGCTTTGTCAATGATCGCACTGGTGACGTCATTCCAGGTCTTGAGGACCTTACGGGTAGCGCTGTCGAAGTAGTCGCCATTACGTAAGCGCTCACCACGCAGTAACGGCTCTTCGTCGCCTGGATTTTCATACAGGTCTTCGGTGTCAGCAAAACGATCGCTGTTCAGGCTACGGATTTTGGAGTAAGCGGCCATGGCTAAGCCACCTGCTCCTACCAGCGCAGCCGCTTTGGGATCATGCAGTGCGTACGCACCCAAACCACCCAACAAACCACCCAGGATCAACGGCTCGTTGTTCAACAAGGTTTCTACACCTTTATTAAACAGGTTCCGTGGCGAGAAGCCCTTAATACGATCCAGAATGGTTTTCTTGCCCTGCTCTTCCTCTACCTGTTCTTTCTTGGAACGGCGAATGATCGTAGGTTGTTTCTCCAGGATCTTTTGGAACAGGTCAGTGTGGCTGGTTTGAATCCCAATCAACTTATCCAGCTGGGTGTTCACCAAGCTCAGGCTTTGCGTATAGTCCGCACCCCCACCACCTTTACCCCCGCCATTCTTGATGGTTTGGTTGAGTTCAGTTAACGTGGTGTTGAGATTGTTGAAATTGTTGTTAACCGTGTTCTTAACGGTTCCACCCTTCCAACTAACAGTATCACCTTGCTCGATGTCGTAGCCCTGCTCCTGCTGCTCACGAAGCTTCTTGTCGAAGTTATCGTCAGTCTGCTGGAGACGGAACATCTTCCACATCTTCTCATCATCAATCTCTTCGCGTCCGTTCTTATTAATGATGATGCCAGCGTCACGTAATGCCTGATAGTGACCAGAGTTACGCAAGCGGTCGATGTTGTCGTTGGTATCGTAAATACCCCGCTTGATGTCCTGGACGTACGGCAGGGCTTTGTTAGCCAGCGCGGCACCTTTGCCCGGCATAACCGACAACAGCTTGGCGCGGTCAGCGTCATTGCCGTTCTGGAAACGGTCGATCTGTTCCTGAGAAATACCAAAGTTCTCCAGCGTCATTGCACGGATCTCTTCAGCAATCTTTGGATCAACCCCTTCCTTTTCCAGGTTTAACAAATGATAAGGAGAGAAACCCATAGCAGAATCAGACTTCTTGGCTAACTGATAACCCAGCTCCTGCTTGGCTTTATCGGCCAGTACCCCTTTTTCATCCACAACGTCAGCAGCAGCTTTAGAGCTGTACACCGCACTTCCCAACACATGAGATCCATAGACCTCGCGCGTTGCCATCGCCTTGGCGCCTTTGGCAGAGATAAACTTGCCTTTGGTCCAGTCGTAGGTTTCTGGCTGCAGGTTGTTGTTACCGGTACGCATTTTCTCTAACGAGAGATGAAGACGCGAGAACCAGGCAGGAATAATTTCGGTGATGGTACGATCCGTTTGACGGGTATACACATGCGGCTCAGCACCATCCGCATACGTACGTCCGCGCAGATCGTATTTGGTTTTGCTGGAACCATAGGTGTTGTCGAGAATAACACCTAAACCTTTATTAGCGTTCTTCTTGGCCCAGCGTTGTGTTTTCCACACAAACTCAGGAACGGGTTTCTGTCCAGGAGGCAGGGACGCTTTGTAGTCCTGGTACGTCATGGACTCGTCGTCGTCGTCACCGAACAGGTTACCACCTTGATAGTTGGCGCTCAGGGTGTTAAACAAACCTTCCAGGTTGTTCAAACCATAAGACACCTGATGACCCAGCGTGTTCAGCTTGTCATACTTCCCACCTATCTTTTTCGAGAACTCTGGGAAAGCTTTAGCAAAACGCGCACGCATGGCGTCGCCGGTCTTGCCTTTCAGTAAGCGAGGTAGGGCATCAATGGCACCACCACCCAGCATACTCCCCATCATCTCTACCAGATCACGTGAGCTCATCCCATCGGTCATGCCGCCAACCATGGAGAGCTGGCTCGTGAGGTTGTTTAAACCGTAGTAGCCGTTCTGACGTGCTGCCTTGCCTACACGATCATTGATCAAACCCATGATCCCGCCAGCGCTATTACGCAGGGTATTGAACATCGACCCGCGAATACGCTTACGGACTTCATCACCCATCGACATCTTTTGGAAGTCAGACATGCGACTGGATTTGGCCACGTCTTTCACTTCAGCGATTAACCGGTGGTTAGCGGCTTCCATGAATTTGTAGAACTTGGCATTGGTGAGATGCATACGTGCCAGAAGGTTGATTTTCATTGCGTCATTGCGCTGTTGCACTCTGAGCTGGAAATCCACCATCTGTTTTAAATAGCCATTGGTCTTGGCAACACCAACCGCGATACCCTGCATGTTGGCATTCTGGGAAGCGCCGGTGACCACTAATGCATCAGTGATCTCTTTGCCCAGTGTGCGCAGACCAGACATGGTCATGATGCTGCCAGCTCGCGTAGCTTCTACAACATCGTTGACGTCTTCGTCGCTCGTCCCGTCCATTGTGGGCTTGTCGTCGGAGCTTGAACCCCCACTACCATCCCAGCTGGAAAAGTCGTATTTCGAGAACTCGTCAATTTTGTTGGAAAGCCCATTAGGGAGCTTAGACTTTATTGCCTCTTCTTTTTGACCCACGAGATACTGCAAGTCTCTCATTGAGTCGGCAGTCTCTCTCTTTACTTCTTCCTTGATATCAGTATACAGCCGTCGCGTGTCATTGATGAATTGGAAAGTCCCGTTAAACGACTCGGGAAGTACCATTTTAACTGTTTTCAGTTTCGCATCAGTGCTGCCAACGAGTGCATCTTTCGCCCCACCCAGAAATCCTATGGCGAACGATTTTAACTTGGACCCTTTTTTATCAGAATCAAAGTCAGAATCGAAATTGAGATCTCCGTCAAAGGGGTCATCGAAATTGAAATTATCACTCATGCTAAAACCTCTTAGGAGTTTTTAATGAAACCCACTAACGTGTCTTTATTAGACCCGAAAAGTATTATCCCTGGACTGTACGGAGAGGTATCGTCCACGGATAGCTTTGAAGGGATGACACAGAACTTAAACCCTGACGGATTGTTTTCTGTGGAAATCTTCGGTCGGGTAGGCACTGATAAGCGTGACACAACGGAAGCGTTTATCAGAACCTACTTGCCCATTTTTAACCCCACCTATTTTGACGCCCTGGTTAAACTGAAATCCCTTTATTTGGGGATCATTAAAGGGGCGACATATGCCGTATGGGACGCTAGCGAGAAAGACTTCATAAAATCCAACATCCTGGACGGTGAAACGGGTTTTGCTTTTTTCATGAAGCACTTCGGACAGCTGGATCCAAAAGAGAACTCTTCTCCACGCCGTAAACAGCGTATCACGTTAGTGAAAGAGAAGTTTGATTACGCTCTCCATACTCGCATGTTGGTTATTCCGGCTGGTTTACGTGATGTTGAATTCACGCCATCCGGTGAATCGACCAAGGTGGTTGAGCCTGAGATCAACGAACTGTACCGCAAGCTGATGTTTAAAACGCGTGCCGTGCAGAACATTCCTGCCGGTGATGAAGATAACCCGCTGTACGATAACGTGCGCTGGGGTATTCAGAGTGCCATCAATGCCATCGACGATTACCTGTTTGACATGCTCGACGGTAAAGGTGGTGTATTACAGAGCAAGCTGGCAACGCGTGGCGTGGTTGGGGGTGTACGAAACATCCTGACAGCTCGTAAGGTATCACGTAGCGATCTCGATGACGACGATGGTGTGAACCCTAACTCGTCGGATATTGGATTGTTCCAGGGTTTGATGAACTTCCAGTATTCCTGTATTCATGCGCTCATGAAGAACTTTATTGAGCATGTGTTTACTTTGGGCTCCAACAACGTCAAGTTAATCGACCCCAAAACCTTGAGCTATACCTATGAAGAACTGAACCCCGCGGTGATTGATAAGTGGACCACAGTGGAAGGTTTGGTAAAGCTCTTCAATGGTTTCAAGGCGCAGAACCTCCGCTTTAAACCCATCACCATTAACCAATGTTACCTTGCGCTTGTCTATGACGATGGCAAGGACGTTATGGTGTTGTTCGATATTGAAGAACTCCCCGCTGACCGTGATCGTAAATATGTGACTCCACTAACTTATGTGGAACTCTTCTATATTTACTGTCATGACGCCATCACTAGCAACATGATGCAGCAAACACGTTACCCTATTATCGGTATTGGCTCCATCTATCCTAGCTTTGTTAACTTAAAGACGATTCAGGGCGCGAAACCGCGCAACATCATCTCGCCTTACGGGGAAGTGATTACCCGAGTTAACAACTACCCGCATAAAGCTGAACGCACAGACTTCTTTGACTCATTGTCGGTTGACCCCACTCGTATCTCGGGATTGGATGGTGACCACGATGGTGACCAGTTAGGCTGTAACGGTTTGTGTACGGAAGAGAGCAAGGCGGAAGTTAGGGCGTTGTTTGGTCGGCGTGATTACTACATCGACGGCAGTGGTGAGTTTCTTTATGACCCGCTTTCTGAACCGGTGGTCTTTCTGTTGAAGGCCGCGACCAGTGGATTGAAATTATGACTCAACGTCTGCACACGTACAGTGAGTTTTATCGCGCATACGTTCTGCGCAAAAAGAATGACCTGTTATCTCCGCGCTACCATGCCGTAGGTGACATCGTTCTACCAAAAGGTTCTGTTATCCACTACATGCCTTCGCATGACCAGGATGATGGCCCGAGCTATCCAGAAGCCTTTATTAGTAATTATCCGGGCGACGTCTATATTGATTTCCGTATGGGTTTCTCTCCGGTGTTGGGCGCAGGTCATAACGTTAACTTTAGTTTGCCGCCTGCGATTAAGTTTTACCGTAACCGCTTTTATCAGTACAAGTGGGCAAAAGATTTAGGTTTTGCCTATCGTCAAGAAAAGAACCTTGTTGTTCAGAACCATGCGTTGGCGTTTCGCACGTTCCGCTATACCGCTAACCTGTTTCTGAATTTTGTTAAAGCATATAACTCGCTGAACCTGCTCGTTAACAGTGTGAACGAAGCTGGGAAAAACTACAAACAACGTCAGCAGTTTGTGCGCTTTGACTTGCCTGTTAACATGCCGAGTTTTAAGATGTTAACAGAAGACACGGTCCGCTACGCAAAATCATTCAAGGATGGAAAGCCGCACGTCGACAACACAGTGCTTCGTTCGACCAAAGCAGAAAACTGCTACTGGTTACTCGATTTACTGATGTGGCTGCGTGGTGACAAGGAACACACACTGTTTGCACACCTGGATCGCGACACCCTGAACAACGTCCAATTCATGTTTTGCTCCAACAGCCGTGTGTGGATCATTAATGCAGGTCTACTGTTATCATGGTTAGAACCAATTTGGTCCAAGCCCAACAAGATCGAGAATGCGGTTAAACGTATTTATCTTGACTTGATGAACTTGGTCAATGGTTCTTCGCCTGATGCTGCCCTGGAGCAGAGCAATGAAGAACAAATCAGTGGAGAACTGGCTGAAGGAGCGGGAGCTTCTACGAACGATAGCACTGGAAAAGATCAAGCACAATCCGGACGCGCTGGTCAAGGCAAAGCTGGCAAGGATGAGTCTGAAGAAGCTACTCCTGACCATGTTGATCTTGTCGATCTTTTCAGGACTAATCAAAAAGATTCTGCTAAGTCATCAGGAACCAATGGAACTGCGGGAAGCCCGAATGATGCAGGCGGCGCAGTGGACTTATCGGGAGCAGCAGAAGGAGCGACTTCAGGAGATGGAGCGGAACCCGGCTTTGAAGCTGGAAGCGGAGAAGGTCAGCAAGTAGAACTCGACTGGTTAAGTCCGATTGACGATTTCTTGTTGGAGCCTGCCGTTGTCAGTGAAGCGATCAGCACGATCAAAGACGTGTTTGATTCTCCTACTGCGGGCATTAACTTAGCGCTGGAAGAGATGGCGCGTGAAGGTACACTGACGGTTCGTCAGAAAGCCTATTACGAAGAGAAAGCCAAAAGCTTCCAGAAGATCGCCATGCCAAACGGTCAGACTTTAGAAGAGTTCATCAAGATCTCTGATGAAGAACTGAAAAACATTGGCGGAGAGATCAAAGGTAACTTCCCAACGGTACGTGATAAAACCATGCTGCGTCAACGTGTGGTGGCTCTGCGTAACGACTATGCCAAGAAGTTCATGCACAAAGATATCGCCGCGGCGGTGTTGAACTTGCAGAACGCCGGCATCATCCTCAGTGACTACGCCGTTGATCAGGTAGAGGACATTGAGGGAAGTTATCAAGTCCTGCGCATGCAGCTGATGCCTGTTAAAGGTAAACCGGCTGTTCGCTCCTTCCCTATCCCCACCGTAGATGAAAACGGTGAGTTCCTGGTTGATGGAGTCAAGCAGTACTTCCAGTTCCAGCGTATCGAGAAACCGATTCGTAAGATCAATGAAAGTCGTGTGGTACTGACCTCTTACTACGATAAGAAAGTCAACATCACGCGCAGTGAGATGGAAGCGGATAACTACGGCAGTAAACTGATTCGTCAGATTGCGCTGCTGGCCGAAGCCAAGAAACTCACCGTAAGCAACGCCAACTTGATTGATCGCAGCATCAAGTGTCCGCGTTACGTTACCATGCTTAACCGCAAATACCGTTTGATCAAAGTCAATGATGACCCGTTTGGTTTGGAGTTTAACTTCGATACCGACGCACTCATTGAGAAACACCCTGAGTGGAAATCCTTGAAAAAGGAAACCAGCTGGCCGGTGGGTGAGTATCGCGGTAAGCCAATGACTATCGACAGTCACGGTGTGGTGTATTTAGACGGTACCGCTATGGGATCGTTTGAAGAACTGGTAGGCGTGGATGCAGGTAAACTGCCGATCGAACATGCGGTGATCAACGTCAACGGTTATAAGTTCCCTGCGGGTGTGGTGCTTTGCTACTACTTCGGCATTGACAAACTGTTGAAAGTGTTGCGTCCGACTTATCGCACTATTCCGGCGGGTCAACGTTACAAGTTAGCGGGTGATGAATTCGCTTTGACCTTTAACGATGAACAGCTGATCTTTAGCAAGCGTGAAGGTCTGGCGTCACTGGTGTTTGGTGGGATGGCTAAGCTGTCGAATATGGTAAACTTCTCGCGCAGTGACCTCAACAGTCGTGGCGTGTGGGTGCCATTGATGGCGGATCCTAAAGTGCGTCCTCAGCACTTTAATGAGATGAAGAACATGTTTGACCTCTTCATCGACCCTATTACCAAAGAGCGCCTGCGCAACATGGGGTATAGCGTAAGCTTCCACTACCTGTTGATTGACGGCATTAAACTGTTGTTAAACGATTTCACCACACACGAGGTGGAACTCGAAGAACAGCTGATCGTGGGTTACGAGCGTTTTGTCAGTCACATCTACGCTGAACTGTGTAAGAGTAACCGCCAGTTCAAGAACAAGACTGAGACAGGCAACCAGACGTTTGACCTTAACCCGCAAGCGGTGATTACCAACATCATTACCGACAGCTCTGCTGCACTGGTAAAAGAGATGTCACCTTTCCACGTCGCGAAGTCTCAAGAAGACATTACCTTTGGTGGTTTCAAAGGGCGTGACGAACAGACCATGTTGAAACGTACGCGTGCTCAGCTGAAGTCTTATAAAGGTGTAATCGGTGAGGCGAACAAGGATAACGGTAAAGTAGGCTTTGTGGGCTATACCGTAAGCGATCCGCGTATTGCCGACTTCCGTGGTGCTGTGGATACCAAAGAAGATTCCCGTGATAGTCAGCTGCTGTCCTCTATCGGTAACCTGAAATACGGTACATGTCTCGATGACCCGAAACGTTCATCATTCGCCAGTATTCAGAGTAGTCATGCGATCTCTGCGCGTAACTACACCCCGAACATTGTTCGTACCGGTCAAGACAACCTCTTTGCTCACCGCTTAGGTCCAACCTTTGCCAAGGTCGCGAAGAAGGCTGGTAAGATCGTTAAGATCACACCTGAAGGCATTGCTGTGCAATATGAAGACGGCACGCTGGATAGTTGTGAACTGGGTCTGAAGCTGGGGCGTGCAGATGGTGAAGTCTACCGTCACACGTTAGTCACGGACATGAAAGAAGGGAAAACGTTTACTGAAGGTGAAGTGTTGGCGTGGGATGATGAGTGGTTTGCTAAAGACCCGTATTGTCCTGGTCAGGTATCGGTTAAAACCGGTCGCATGACACGCGCTGCCTTCATGGAAGACCAAACGGTATACGAAGACTCCATGGAGTTCTGGAGTGGCTTGGCTGAAGAGTTCGTTACTCCAGTGCCAAAAGAGTTCACCTTCTTCGTTGATGCAGGTGAGACTATTAAGATTCGCCGCAAGGTTGGTGATAAAGTTGAGTTCGACTCGATTTTATGCGAAGTTTTGGATAGCTATGTCGACAACTTTGAAAGTGAAGACGATGTCCTAAATGAAATTAACCGAGCGGGTATCAAGCAAATCAAATCTTCCTACGCCGGAGAAGTTATCGCAATTGAAGTTGCGTATAATGCTGTGGAAGAGGAGATGAGCGACTCTGTGAAAAAACTAGTGCGCGAGCACGACAAGAAGCGTCGGGACCTGTCTACCTTCTTAGGTAAAGGTGCCATGAACAACCGCGTAGGTACCGGTATCAACGTGAAGAAACCGAGCATTCCTTATGGACGTGTTCGCATCAGTATTTACGTTGAAGGTCTGAGTTCAGCTACTGTATCAGATAAGTTTGTCTACGGCAACCAGATGAAGGGAACCGTGGGTCATATCGTATCACGTCAGATGCATACTGAAGATGGTCGCCCTGTGCCGTTGAAGTTCAGCTTCAAGTCAATGTTTAAACGTATGGTTATCAGCTTGCGGAACAAAGCTTGCTTAACCGAGTACTCTTACGGAGTTAAAGACCAGTTCATCAACATCTATAGAGGAAATGCGTAAATGATTAATTCCGGCGTCAATGCAATTAAAGACCTGCAAGTGGGACTGTCTGAGTCACGTTTGTACAATGGTCGTATTGATGGCGTCTGGGGTAAAGGCAGCACGGATGCTGTCAACTTGCTACTCGCTACCGCTGCTAAAAAGCGTAACGTTGTTGCTCCGGTGGGGGGACTTGTTCCCTCCGCTTCCCCAGAAGCGATTTTAATGGATATTCAAAAAGCCCTGACAGCCCTTGGCCTGTACACTGGTCGTGCTGACGGTTTGTATGGTGACGGCACATCGCTGGCGTTTTACACCATCAACAAAGAGTATCGTCAAGACAACAATCTGCCGGAGTGGGATATCTGCTGGAGCGCGCGCGTTTCTACGGACTTTACTCAGGCCGTAAAAGATTGGGCTGATAAAGCCGGTCTGGGTTGGCGTGGCGCGCATTGCGCAATGGGCTGTATGGGTTTTGAATCCGCAGGCACTTTCCGTCCGGATATCCAAAACATGGCGGGTGCTCAAGCTTACGGTTTACTGCAGTTCATGGCGCCTGCTGCTTCTGACCTCCGTACCACTGTGGATGCGCTCAAATGCATGACTCAGATGGAGCAGCTGCAATACGTGTTCAAGTATTTCGACATGCGTCAGCGCGCTTACGGCATCTTTAAACGCCTGGATGATTTCTATCTGAGCGTGTTCTATCCGAAAGCCATCGGTCATGCGCCGAATGAGATTATCTTCCAGAAAGGCACTAAAGGCTATACGCAAAACGCCGGTCTGGACATGAACCGCGATAACCTCATCACTATCGGTGAAATCTCTGCCCGCATTTATGCCTCCTACTACGAAGGCATGCAGCTCAACAACAGGAAGATCAAACAATGAGCAACCCGTCTTTTGTAAAGAACGTTGTCGCCATCGCTATTACCACTCAACTGGTAAAGAAGGCCGTCGCCAAACTGGGCTACGAACATATCGCGCCGCTGGATCCTGCTATTCAGGATGAAAAGATCAGCAAAGCCATTAACCAGAAACTCCGTCAACTGCCGCAGTAAGGAACTCGCATGTTAACTACTAAAACTTTAGCTATTGCCGAAGCGTTGGCTGTCAGTGTACCCAATGCAGACGTAATGGCCCAGGTAAGCCCGGTGGTGGTTGCCCTGGCAGATAACCTGGAAGGTGTCCTGCCGCTGCAGCCCGATACCTACATGGCGCGTATTCCTGAGCTCAGTGCGACCTCTCCTGAGTACGGTGTGATCAGCGATGAAGTCACTACCGCGCTGGCGGAAAACCTGCGTGCTACGTTGGAACAGATTCGTGTGTACGGTCGCGGTGTCTCTGGCGCAATCAGCTCTGCGCTGAACCAAAGCGATCTGATGATCTCTAAAGCCAACCTGATGGCGAAGAACTTCCTGATGGGTTCGCTGGATCTTCAGTTTATCCGTACCGACCATCCGTTCTACAGTTCTCTGTTCTATCCGTTGAAAGCCCCGGTGCTGGCGCTGAGCTTTGAACAGGTTAGCGTTGACGAGCTGCGTAAAGTGCGCTTTGCTCGTTGGGAAGCCAATCAGATCCAAAGCTGGCTGAATATCGACAACCCGGAAATCAACGAACTGTTGATGAGCTCTAACGTTGACGTGACTTCAGCCCTGACCGGTCTGGGTGAAGCGTGGGATCTGCCGTTTGAATTTGATCACGACAACAACACCATCAACTTCACCAAGCCGAAAATGAACTACGCCGAAACGCTGTTCATTCAATACATCCTGCTGAGCAAAATGGTTGCGGAAGATGCACCGTTTGAAGGTCTGGTTGCTGGCGGTCTGGAAGAGTATCGTTCGCACATCGGTTTCCTGCACGCTGCTTACCAGAAAGCACTGGTTGAACTGAAAGCCATGGTGTCGACCCTGGTTACTCTGCCGATTCGTATCGTGGAAAACGGTGACGTAGCTCTGCGTGAAGCGACTCCGGTTGAAGGCAGCAAAATGTTCAAGCGCGTGCGCGCCAAAGCCACTGTGTATTACAACGCAGCCGGCCTGGATATGTGCATGAGCACAGGGATGAACTTCTCTGATGTGGCGGTTGCCTATTTCTACCGCAAGTACCTGAGCCTGGATCCGTCCATTGCCGCGGGTTACGTTAACGACATGGAAGGTGCTAAAAGCTATCTCGGAGATCTGACCTCTCAGGTTATTCAGGTAGCGCGTGATGCATCTGCTATTGTCTACAACAGCGTGGTTGCGCAGGCCCTGTTCAAGTTCATTGCCTCTTCTCCGGAGCTGGCAGAGCGTTTCTCTTCTGAAGGCGACACCGCATCCATCCAAATTGCAGTGGATAAATTCATGGGCGAGAAGAGCTACGGCAACCAGCTGTTCCACCTTCTGTCAGAAACCAAACTTTCTACAGAAGACGCGGTATTCAGCGCTGACCTGCCAACTGACTTCCTGCGCTTCATCGGTTGTCACGATGCCTGCTCGGTACTGGGCATGACCATTACCCTGGGCAACATCGACGACTGCGAAGTGACGCGTCGCGAAAACCTGCATGTCGCGGTGATCAATCACTTCGTTAATAAACTCTTTACGGCGGAATAATAATGGATATAACTGGACTGGTTAAGAATCCTGAGAAAGTTAAAAAGGCGTTGACTATCCTGGAGGACGGTTCGGTTATAGCCAACCGCAATTTGTTTATTCAGATCCCTCGTCGCTTTACTCAGAATGGGTTAGCCGAGATCACTGACTTTGTGACCACGGCGCCCGTGTTGGGCATTATCTTGCCTGACGACTGTTACTGCTGTTTCCTGTCGATGCTGAACATGAACTTATATCCCACGGATATGACGGACGTCAGCATCAATGGCGACAAGTACGTGCACATGGAGTTCTTTAAGGGTGACACGGTGTTTGAAAACGTCCGTAGCTCTATTGACCCCAACATGCCGTATTACTACTTCATGGAGTTTGTGAACTACGCCAAGATTCCGTGGTACATGGACTGGAAAGTTCACAGCACGCTGTTTGACTCCGCGTTAGCAGAACTGGGTAAAAAGGTAGGGGCGTCTCCGCAGGTCATGCGTACTCTTTTCTCGATCATCTATCGTGACCCGGATGATTTAGAGAAGCCCTATCGTGGCAGCAAAGCCATGAAGGAGGGCAGGGACCCAGTGATCGTCGGCTTGAACAACCCAAGCATGTTGATCACTGATAGCTTCTCCCGTTACATTGGCGGCTACTTAAACGATAACCTCCTGTCCAGCATCATCAAGCCAAGTGATAAAGTCACTGGACTGGATAAAATGATTAGGGGTATTCCAACCGATGAGTAACATCTTAACGCCTTCTCGTCAGTTGGTGAATCAACAAGGTCAAACTCTGACCTTTGAGAACACACTGCTGGCTGGAAGCGGAAAACGTGGGGTCTTGAGCCCTATGGATGATTCTGGTTACTACATGATGAATGCGGGTAAGTTAAACGCTCCGCTTCGTCTGGGTCATTCCTATCCCGTGAATGAATACATTATGGAGTGTATGGATCCCAATAGTGACCTGATGCGTCGTGTGGCACGTGGCGAAGTGTATGCCGAGCTCGGTCACCCGCAACCGTTCTACCTCGAGCGCGTCAACGGTATGGTGGTTCGTACACCGATCACTGAAGCGTTTGAATGGGTCATGCGTCTGCGTACCATTGTGATGGACAACGTGTGCTTGCACATTCGTCGTATTCACTTTGATATGCTGGGCGGTCGTTATGACCCGGTGATGATGCGTGCCGAGATCATTCCGTTTGGCACGCACAAGCAACTGGCTGAAGATAGCCTGAAGAATCCAGATATCAACACAGCGCTGAGCATGCGTACTGTGACCGCACCGCAGAAGATGGGCGATAAAACGCGCATGATTGAATACTTCTGCAACTTTGACCTGGTGTTTGAACCGGGTGCAGCGGAAGCGTGTAAACATCTCACGGCCGGTCTGGAAGATCTGTTGTCTGGTATGGGTAACAGCTTTGATCCTTCTACAGCGGGTTCCATTAGCTTTACCGTGGATACGCTGGTCGATGCTTGGGAAACGCACCGTAACAATCCTGACGTTGTGGCACGCTTTGCCGGTATGGAAAGCTTCAACGACATGGATAACGTGATTGCGACTATCAAGCGTAATAACAAAGGCAGCAAAGTTGTCAACACCGTTAACACCGGTTGCTTTAACCTGTTCTAAGAAACCAATTAAGTTGTGGCATCGCGCCACAACTTAATTTTAAACGATTACAATAAAAAGTTTTATGACTCTACATTACTTGGGTGAATGAAACCACTTAATGTCGAGGTAAACATGAAACGACTATTAGCGTCAATACTGTTAGTGTGTCTTTCAGGCTCTTCTTTTGCCAACACCATATTCGAATGCGAAACCGCTCGAGGTAAGGCAGTGTTGGAGAGAGTTCACGGTCGTTTAGTCTTTGATCTTCAAATGTCGACCTGCATGCTCGAAGCGGAAAAGCTTGAACCTATAGTTAATCGAGGACTGGGTTATGATAGCTGGGAATTACCGTTGGCAAATAATTCGCAACTGTGCTCCTATGCTATAGAGTTTGTCGACGATGGAACTATGCAACAATACTCTGTGGTGCAATACACTAATGGTCAAAGAACCGAAAGTATTTGCGAAAAAGATTCCGTCGAAGACCACGTCTTTGATAACCCCCAATGATAAAAGGATATAACCATGAACCTTCCACAACTTTCTGTGTCGAAACATCAAGAGCTGTATCAGATTACCCAGATTGGCGGCGCCATTGGGAACGAGAATCTGCTGCGTGCTATGTTTGATGAATCGCGGAAATTCTGGAATGCTGCTGTTGATGCCGCGTCAGGCGCACATCTGATCGAAGGCATCGTTATGAATAACGAAGCAAAGGCAGCGGCTATTACGGACTACGCGTTACAGCTGAGCAACCTGTTCATCACCAGCCATTACCCAACAATGAGCCTGATGACCAAGCGCGCTTACAGCCTCAACACTGAGCACCGTAAAAGCGTGGTCTATCGCATGTCTGCGCTGCGTTTCAACAACAACGTTGAACTGTTCCGCGCGATCGTGGCGGATCTGCTGTGTTTTGATCCGTTTGTTGTTTCTATGGCCCTCACTGATTCTAAAGAGGAAAAGACCCGGCTGCTGACTAAGTTCATTGCCAGCGCCAACGGTGATTACCTGGCGGAGGAAGATTGGAATCCAACGCATGAAGAACTCTTTGAGAACTTACTGACGATTGATTTCCATGAAAAGCGTGAGGAGCTGATTAATGCATGCCTCCAGAACAGCATCGGAACCAACCACGGTGTCGAAATCTACCAGCTCCTCGAAGACGCAATCAAGTCCGTGTCAGGAAAGTAATCGTCCGCTCACCGATGAAGAGATCGCCTTGATGTTGCCTAGCACTTGTAAGCCGGGCAAGGTCAAGTCTTTCTTCTGCACCGTCGTAGAGATCTTCTGCATATTCTAATACAGTTTATCTCAGATCTATATTACTTGGATGAATAAACTTAGTTAATTTAATCAAGGGGTAGTAAAATGCGTAAGTCTCTCTTTATCGGTCTGCTGTGTTCTTCTGTTTTCGTTGGTAACGTTATGGCCAAAGACCTGACGCTGTTCCAATGTAACTTTGAACAGGGCGGTAACGTAAAGGCCACGCGTGACGCACACAACGTGAAGTTCATTATCACGACTGCGGACGGCAAGAAAGAAAAGGTAGTAAGCTCGCTTCAGGAAACTGGTGTGAGCAATGTGCCGGCTGTTGACGGTACGGTGGTTGATGGTCTGGATATCCTCGAAGGGGATACTCAGTACTCTATCAGCTACCAGCACGGTAAGATGTTAGACCGCGCACAACTGTTGATTATGACTGACAATGAAGAGGGTGATACCTTTGATTGTGATATTAAGAAAACAGTAAACAATCTCGACGACGCCGCATCTACTGCTGGTATCTTCCGTCCGTAAACAAGAACACTTCTGCCTTCGGGCAGAGGTGTCTCTTTATTTATTTTTTGTTGCAATACCCATTTATTACTAAGTGCCGCCAAAAATATTTCACACCTATATTACTTAACTGAAACAAGAACCCCAGTTCGAGGAGATGCATATGCTACTCCTTTCTTTAGTCCTTACTCAACGATAGGAAAATAAACGATGTCTTCAATTGTAAACTTCGACGAAATGATGGAAGCCGGTATCACTAATCTGCTGGACACCGCAGAGGTTTCTGACGTTTCTGCTCACGCTACTTTTAACCTGCCGGCGGAACTCTTCCCGGAAAACATCACACCGGCTACGCTGAAAGAGCACGTTGATTTTATCAACAACACCACGGCGCAGGTAAACGCAGCCACTGCTCAGCTCGGTCGCCAGGCTTATGAAGCCAACAACGACATCACCAACTTCGACGGCACGCTGAACCTGGGCGACGCAGTAACGATCAATGCTCAGCACATCATGAGCCAGGATCTGGGTGATAGCCAGCTGTACGGCCAGACCACCGTCGCTGCTGACTTCGTTTTCTCTACTGAGCTGAACGAGTGGCAGGATCAGATGCAAGTTTCCAATGCGGAACTCGCAGCAAAATATTTCGGCGGTTAATCTAACCTGAAACAGATAAGGTGGCTTCGGCCACCTTATTTGCGGGTATTTATTTTTTCGTTTATATTTAGAATACATTTCATCTTAGACCTATATTACCTAAGTAGATAAAGCGGTATATTTTCTACTTAATTAAGGGGTTTATATGTTAGAAGTTAAAGATCAAGCTCTGCTGGAAAACGACGTTTTGGATATCAGCATTCTGCCTGAAGAAAATGAACCAGGGCATTACGATGTGCTGATTGAAATGAAAAATGCCTACGTGATGTATAACACACTGACGCAGTGCATCTTCCTCATTTACAAAGCGATGTATGAAGGCGACACCAGAACTGATCTGGTTATGGAACTGCGTTATGGAAAGGGATTAGCTTTCGATTCCGATAACAACTATCGCGGTTTCACCTTTGTTATTCAACCGAGTGTATTTACTCGCATGCGCAATGACCTGCTTACCTCGCTGGTTTCATGCGCTGTTCGTCATTATGATCAAGAAGTGGGTTTGCCGGAAGAGTTTAAAAAGCACGCTGGTGAATTTCCTTTTGTTGATCTCCTGGAAGAGCAGGCATTAGTCGTTACCGAACCTACCAATCACGACGTTGTTTTTGCTGCTCCACGTTTTACTCGTTAATAAGGATAATAATCATGACTCACGATAATCTGATGAATGTAGTGTTAGCTGCAGTCTACGCCGTACTGATCGCATTAGTGATCTACAAGCTCACCTGGAAACCGTTGAGCATCACTGTTGAACATTTCCCTACCTTTGTTCGACTGACCTACCAACACGGTTGGAAAACTCGTCGCGCTCAAGTTGCTGTTTCTGAGCGTGTGCACGCACCAACCATTAGTAAAAACTTCACCCACTTCACCTTCGTATTACCCATGACCATGAAATATGGTGATGCGATGCGCTGGCTGGAGAAAGTGGAAATTAGTGATATGTATGCAGACCACGGTCGTGACGCAATTGAACTGTTGCGCGCTATGGCTCTGTATTACTACACTCGCGACTTGGAGAAGTTCAAGCAGTTTGCTCCACGTTGCAACCATATGCGTGTTCTGAAAGCAATTCGTAAGAACCGTCATATGTTGAGGACGCTTTTGAAAAATGTAGCGAAGCCTGAGATGTCAGGTGTTCCTATTAAAGCTGCGCTGGTGCGTCGCTAATTGAAAGGTTCTGGGGCTCACCTAAGGAAACTTGGGTGAGCGTATCTTTTGGTAAATCACACAGGAGGTTGCTATGACTATAGCAATGATCATCGGTGGTGTTGTGGTCGCTAAGACTGTTCACCACTTCATCGAAAAATATCTTTAATCCATCATTGGAGTAAGAAAAGTGACTACTCAATGTTTTAATACATTTGGTCAACATAAATAACTCTACTACCCTCACGGGTAGTAGAGTTATATTATTTATTTTTTTTGTCTTACGCGATGTAGTTAGGAGCAACTACTTTACGAGACTCGGTCTGCATGTGCTCGATTACACCAGAATCTTTGATAGACTCCAGGATAGCCGTACGCTGCATGAACGCAGAAGGCGCCTGTACTGAACCTGGGTTGTACCAGCTCAGACGAGACAGCATCTTACGCGCGATTTCACGAACGGCGTAGGTGTTGGATTCCACCAGGCCACGGAACGGCATGCTGATGTTACGCATTTGGCCCGCTTCGTTCTTGTCACGACGCATTTCGATTGCGATCTTGGTTTCCGGCATCATTCCCACGATCAACTGTGCAGAAGAGATGTCTTTACCATTACGCGTGGTATCGAAGTAGATGCAGCTTGCACCGATGTCATCCAGCAGGAGATCACCCGGATCACGCAGGATAACGGCGTTCGGCATGCCGGTGTCTGGGTTGATCATACCCCAGTTGCCCCAGGCTTCGAACATGTAACGGAACGGTTCACCTTCGAGATCGTAGGTGTCGTGCGTTACCTGACCGAGAGTACGCGTTGCGCCAGACGGGAAGCTCAGACGGTGACCTGTCCAAGTAACGTCGGCGAATTCGAACTCAGTACGGTCGCTCAGACCTTCGAACTTCAGTGAGCGGTTCTCGAAGAAAGACTTACACATGGAGTGCAAGCGGTTTCCGCCGGGAAGACGACTGAAGATGTTCGGCGTAGACAGCACGATACACCAGCTCTGCTGCTGAATGTGCGGCTGCACATTCAGGTAGTCGAACACGTTGTGTGTCCAGCCACTGATGTCGCCAATGCCCGGGTTGATTACCGGGCGGTTCTGCAGACCCATCGCCTGAACAAACGGATCGCTCTTACCAAGCAGCGTCTCGTTCTTGCGATGGATGTAGTTAGAATCTGCCATAACAGTTTCCCTTTATCCTTATGCCGCGTCGGCGGTGTAGTTGGTAACGTTATCCGCGAACAGATCGAACTCCATCATGTACTTGGCTTTGTTGAAGTAGCAGTACGCCACTACTTTCATCACAGCTTCGCCACCCTGGACGTTCTCAACCGGCTGAACCACAACGTTACACTTCACGTAACCACCGAGGTTGTCACGGACATCACGTTCGATGGCATCTTTAACCAGCGCGGCGTAGTTCTCTTCGCTGAGAGTGGTGTCACTGCACACCAGACCCCACTTGCTCTGTGCGATCTTCTCAATGGCGATACAGATCACAACAGGCACCTGATCTTTGATCACTGAGTCGATAGACGTTGCATAGCCGGTCGGCAGCGCAGGACGGAAGAAACGACCGCTGTCGTACGGACGCAGTGTGATCGCACCCATGTCCAGACCGTTCGCAGAGATGAGGTCATCTTCGAACTCGATGTTCGGCGAGTGCATGGTATCCAGGATACGATAATCACCGTGGTCCGGAGACATAGACACTTTGAAGATGCCTTCTGCGTTACCGCCAGCCTGAGCCCACTTGTGAGCGAGGTCCAGGTTACCAGACATCGGCCAGTCGTTGTCTTCGCTGTTCGGGATCGCTTCGATCTTGTTCACAGAGAAGCGGCAAGACGCGGTGCCCCATTTCTCAGACTCTGGGAAGAGACGAGCAATGGAAGTGATCTGCGTAACGCGGGAATAGATATCCGCGACTTCGTTGTAACCACCCGGCGTCCAGACAGAGCCGCAGAAACCGATATAGACGTCTTTACGAACGCCCAGCAGTTCTGCTGCTTTCTCTTTAACTTCCATGGAATAACCAACATCCCACCAGAAGCTCTGACGGTTGATCATCACGTTCTGCTGTTCAGAAGACGCGATGTAAGCGGTCAGGTCAGCCAGAGTCAGCTTGTCGTTGATTTCCCACGCCTGCGCCTGGGTCATCGGCATTTCAACATTCGCCAGCAGACCGAACGGATCTTTAACCGCAGGAACGGTTACGTAATCCGGCATTTTGCCTTCGTCGGTCAGGAACGGGGAGATACCGAACTGCGCCTGAATGGCATAGCTCATGTCCCACTTCACAACCACGTCGGTTTCAGAACCATAGTACGGAACGCCGGTGTGGTCTACGCAGGTGAACGGGTTCATCTGACGGTAGGAGTATGCGCCGGTATCCAGCAGGTTGGTGTTCAGCGGTTTTTCCACGGCATACATCATCTGGCAAAGCAGATCAATGTTTTCCTGGTAAACGATCGGCTCTTTGAACGGCGTAGGACGCAGCTCGTCAGTACCGCTGGTGATACGACCGGTGAAGTTCTGCACGGCACGTTTCAACGAGTACTTGGTATCGTTGTATTCAGTGTCGAACAGCGTCAGCTGGGAAGTATCGCCGCCGTTAACGGTGTTGGCGTAAACGCGGATACCGTCATCAGTGGTTTCGAACATGCGCAGGTTGAACGGATACACACCTGTCGCAGAAACGAATTTGGCAGTGTTCTGCATGCTCAGGTTAGAACCGAACACACCGAAGTTGATGCCGTTTTTGTTGTAGGCATCGCCGATACCAGCCGGCAGTTCGAACAGCGGCAGCACGTGGGTATCCGGATCTGCTTCAGTCGCACCGTCAATTGTGCGGGTCTGCAGTTCGCCCGGGTTTTTGCCTTTTGCTGTGTCATCGATTTTGATCGAGATGTACAGCTTTTCAATGGTACCCGTCGGGATACGGTTGCCGTCTTTATCCAGCTTATACTGACCGGTGGCATCACGCTCATAGGTCGGCATGCTTTTCTTCTGCACGTAGGCAGAGAGCGGGATACGGGAAACCTGGGTGTTGGCCGTCAGACGACGAATACCTGCACGACCCTGACCACCCAGCGTGAGCTGTTTAATCAGAACGGCGTTCGGGTTGTAGTACAGCGAGTTGTCACGGAACACGTTGCCGTAACGGGCGGTGAACTGAGACAGGGGCATGAACTGGGTACCTAATTCACCCTTCGGAAGAACCATGTGGATCACCGGAAGATGAATCGGGGTTGATGGAGCAACGGGCTGATAATCAGGAATACTGATATCACGAATGCCGTTGTTCAACACCTTACCCGGTACGACAGAAGTAGTCGTAGTCATCGATTTTACCTCATAAGGATTTTTTGATCAAAAAATACGCGTCGACGTTTACCAGAAAACAATCGTATGTAATAGCTTATAGACCTTACACTTGTGTTATTTCATGGCACATAACATTCTATTTAGGAGTCTCTCATGCTTATCAACGGTTATGATACCCTGGTAGGGAAACCGTTAAAAATCCAGGAGAACATCGGGGAAACGATTAAGATGTTGGCACTCCGCCAGGATCTTATCCCTACCACGAAGGCCGGTGTGTTTACGATTAATACCAGCAACGGTATGAATCTCCCTATCTTTCCTCTTCCTATCACTTTGACGGGCTACGACAAAAGCAACATCACCGTTTATGATGAACGTCCTTTCCGTGATAAAAACAACAAGGTTAACAGTGAAAGCGAATTGAACATCATTCGTTTGACTGCCTATGCGCAACAAGACGCCATTGAAGGCAACCACTCTATTCTGGTGTCAAGCAAGTTCATCTGCATGAAAGCCGTAGCGGGTGGGTTGGCTGACAAACTGGGCTTTAATAAAGGCCTGGATATGGAAGAGCGTCAGACGTTGCAAATTCTGCTGGGTCACTACATCAACTGTTTGTTTGAGGGTGATACTGCGGAGACAGGTTATATCAGTGCAAACGCCATTAAGTCAGTGTTCCGTATTGATAACAACTTCAGTCAGCGCATCATTGATGACATTGGTTTCCTGCACGACACTGCCGCAGTAGTCAATGCGATTAAAACCGAACCTTCTTTATTTAAGCTTAAAAACTTAACCCTCATGGAATTCATTGCCGTGGGGTCGACGTTGAGCTTTATCGGTGCCGGTAAGCGTGTCGTGGGTGTGATGTTGGAGAGTCCGTTCCTGATGATCGGTTTTGTTTATGCTGCCTGTACTCACAAGCTGTATTCGAAAACCCCTATCGGAACTCAACTTGATCCGAAATACAACCGTGATCTAGTTGATGGGTTTGTTCGCACGATCTCCTACAACTACGATCTGTCTCGCGTGAATTAAGGTAACAGCCATGGCACAAACAACTGCTTTGGGCTCTACGGCGTTTAACCCTGCCATGGACTATGCAGTGCGTGCGTTGTGGTCTAACCCTGAAAATGACAAGCAGTTTCAGGTTAAGATCTGGCGCGTCACGCCTGACATCGGAGCTATCAACAGCTTTGGTTACATGGGTTCGCACCGTAAGACCCCGCTGGTAAACAAACGTTTCCATATCTACTCTGTAGCCGGTACGCATCCTGGCATGTGGAACTTGGGAGCGCGTTTTAAAACGGCTAATCCGTTTAACGTCTGGACCAACGCGTCGGTGATCTCTAAACGACGTGGTGTGCAACTTGACTTTTATACGGGTCTGGGCAAGCAATTCCCGCGCACAAAAACCTGGGTGATGTTCACGCAGGATGGCTTGGTGCTGATTGCATTTGAACAGCTGAAGTCTTTTCCTATCACGGTTAACGATGACATGCACTTCCGCTGCTACAGTACGGATCTGGATATTACCAAATCCACTGAGGCCATGGATGACAAAGGCAACCCCTACGTCATGGAAAGCATGTCTTACGAAAACACCACGGAATACGGTCGCTTTAAGCTGCGCTATTCGGCAGTAAAAGGCACGGGCCGGATTTACAGGTGTGTTTGTTAACGGCATCTACCGTAAACAGTTCCCTGAAGTCAGCGAGCTGGCGGTTGGTGATATGGTGGAGTTCTGGCACGATCCCACGGTTGAGCGCGTGTTGTATTACAACTATGCTGACCTGAAAGATTACTACTCCGACTTGGACAAGCAGCGTAAGTTTATTCTGCATCCACCCAAAGACGGTGACTTCCAGATTCGCTGGTTTGATGACAACGACTACTATTTCGTCGATGGCAGTGGCAACGGGGTTTATTATCACCGCAATGCCGAAAGTGCCTGTCGCCAATTAACACATGCTGATGTCGCGATTAGCGTGAGTCAGCTGAAAGGTCACATGGAAGCACTGGCGAGTTTGCGTGATATCAGTACAGCGCGCATCATGGTGCTGCAGCGCAAGACCAACTGGGCCCTGCAGTTGCCGTGGGAACATCAGCGCATCCATCACCTCTATCGTCTCTCTGATGCCAACATCATGAAAGCGTTTACCGGCGAACGTTCAGTTATGCCTGAGTGGGCGGCGCCCGCGTTAGAGAACGGCCCGGTAATGTCGTTTATGCGCAGTCAGTGGGGACAGATCACGGCAGAAAGCGTTAACCTGGCTTTGGGTTATAATGCTGAAACGCTGGCGATAAGTGCCACACCAATTTCTGCCGCTTATGACGCTGACACCAAAGGCGTTCCGATTCCGCCTACGTATCAGGAAACGTCCACGGTCTGGGAGTACGATGCAGAGGGCAAGCTGTTGGGTTACTACTGGCGTACCGGGTCCACGCACCTGATTCCCAAATACCCGACGTGTGCCAAGCTGGAATTTACTTATGGTAAACCGGCTCGTTCATTGAACTACCTGATCACCAACCAAAACGTCACGTTGCCGACCAAGGGTGAATTCCACGTTTACTCATCGGCGTACAGTTTCGTGAACGCCAAGATCACGGGCCCGTTGACGCTTCGTACCGGTACTGACTTCTATCATTTAGAGGGCAACCAGCTGGTATGGGATAAGTTGGATAAAGTCAACCAGCGTGCCATTGTGGTGTATGACGACCAGTTCCTGTGTCATGAGTTCCAGTTAGATCATCTGGATCACTCGCTGTGCTTTAGCATCGATGATCTGTATGAAAACGTGCTGGGCAATCTCCCGCTGAACTTTGCACAGATTGACGTGTGGTTGAATGATCATCCGCTGATTGATGAAGTGGATTGGTTGTTCCGCGATCGTCGCTTCTTTATCAACAACCAACAGTTCCTGGTTGATGGTCCGCAAAAGATCACAGTGCGCTGCGTAGGTCAACACGCCGACATGACCAAACCCAAGCAGGAGTTAGAGCTGGGGTATGTGGAAGGGGGAGTGATTGGCAATCAGGCTCGCTACAACATCCGTGAAGACCGCGCAACCCGTATTGTGGTGGGCGGGAAACTCATGCTGTTGAGTGAGTTAAAGACCGCTGAGACGGACACGCCGGATACCTACGACAATCCGCTTAATGGTTTGCCGTATATGGTGAAACACACCTACACACCGGTGAAGAACGTCAAGGACTTTGATTTCCACTATCTGTATCAGCGCAGTCGTGACACCGATAAACGGGTGATCGATTACCTGACGCAGTATGCTGAAAAGCCCACGATCTCGGTGGACTACAACATGCCGGAAAAATGGTTGTTGTACAGTCCGTTTATGAACGTGGTCGCCAATGCCATTAATAATGGTGTGTTGGTGGTGCCAGAGAAACCCGCTGATGAAGAGTTCTACAGTAATCAGGTGGTGAGCGATCTGGTGGAGATCTACAAATGGTGGTTGCCGTATGACCCGATCGTGTTGAAATATGATCAGCGTTATTTCGGTATTCTGCCGTATGCCAATCAGGAAACCCTGGTCGTGAAGAGCAATGAGTTCACGTTCCTTAAACAAGTCAATGACCTTTACTTGCACGGCGTGCTGAGCATTGAGGGTTATTTCGAGGTGAGTCACAATGTTTGATAGTAGCCCTATTAGTCAAAACACTCGTGCCGCCGGAGCCAGCAGCCCTTCTGTCACTGCAAGTGGATTGCGTAAAAACATCCACTGGTTAGGCAACATCTGGAATCCAGATACCATGCCTGCCGCTGACTTTGACAAGTACGTGGTCCCCAAGGAGGGGGAACTCGTATGGGATCTGCAAGACACCGTGATTGTCTGGTACTTTGTTTACAAGGTTTACCAGAACACGTCTGAACTCCGTCGCGCCACGATCTTTAGCGATGAAGGTCAAACCACTGAAGATCAGGAAGCGATCTTTGGTGAGAAAGGTGGACCGTTAAACGGCGAAGGCATCATGGGGGTGGATTACTCTGTGCGCCCTAACCGTGCGCGCATTGACTCTACAGTAATGCGTCCTGGTGCCGCTTACGCTCTGTTATTTGCGGGTGACAATATTGACCCAGATAACGGCGGTAAGATTATCTCCGCGGTGTATGACAAATCCAACAACATGGTGAACAACCAAGTTCCCGTGATGCTGGCGGCGATCAACAACTACACCAATGCGGCAGTGATGACCACGGACGCCTTTAGCGTAACGTTAAACGCGGATGCGTTGCCCAACGGTTCACGTTGTACGCTGGTGTTCTTTGACCAGGGCGACATGGTGATCACGCCATCGCAGCGCATCGTGGTTCAGCACTGTTCCTATCTGCGCAACCGTGAGAAAGGCATTCGTTATATCCTGGACATCGAACTGGTATCTGCTTGGTTTACTGATGCCAACGATCCGGACAAAATGATTCTGCCAATCACCACGCCGATCACCGGTATTGAGTTCCGCGCAATCGTTCACTACAGCAACGGTGATAAAGCAGAGCTGGCCGTGAACGGTAACAAGTTCCAGCTGATTGGTTTGGATGAGTACCGTCCGAGCTATCCGGGGCAAACCGCTGAACTGAGTCTGGTGTATACCTTGTCTGACGATGAGCAGTACTACATCGCACAGCCGGGACAGAGTGGGCGCAAAACCCGCGTGTACCAGATCATGGCCGGTGCAGCTCAAGGTGCCTATGCGCCGAAGATCTATACCTACCCGATTTGGGACAGCAAGGCGAGCCAGTGGTCGCTGCGTCACTTCATGTATGACCTGGATCGTAAGGCCTATGTGGAAGTGACAGATCTGGTTACCTTGAACGAGAGTTCACCTCCGTTCAAACCGAAATCATACAACACGTTGCAGGACCTGACCTTTAACTTAATCCTTAAACAGGTCAGCCCTGAATACAACGCGACGATTTACAAGCAAGATACGTCAATCGTTCTGTATAAAGATGTCAATGGCCCGGATAAACGCTGGGGTGTTCAGTATGCGCAAGACAAGCCGATTTATGACGCTCTGTTTGCGAAAACAACGAACGCTGGGGCAACCACTAAGGTTAACCTCACCAACGGCTACACCAAGTTTGATGACTGGTTACAGGCATTGTACTGGTCGGTGGTGCCGAGCTTTGACACCTTTAACGAGGAGAAAGCGCCTACTCCAAACATCGTGTACGTGATGTTGCAGGACGGCAAACGCTTCCCGCTGTCGCTGACAGACTGGAACAAGGATCTTACTATCGGTGCCGCTCAGGGCAAAGGTCAGACCTTGTTGCTGTGCTGGGCACAGAAGGACGCCAACGGCAGTGAAAAGCAGTTGGCTATGACGGGTGTTACTGTAGATCTCGCTTCTTAAACTCTAAGGTTACGGCGTACGCCGTAACCTTATTCTTTTTATGGACTGAGACATGTTTGCTGCTGAAATGAAAGAGAAAGATATTGCTGCGGATTTGCAGGCATATCTGGGGATTGAAAAGCTCCCCAAGTACTTTGTGGACGATATCCGCAAAGAAATTGACACGGAAAAAAAGAGCGATGATGAAGTGTTGCTCCAGCATTTCCGCGAAGACAGCTTGCACGGCATCAAAACCGTTCGCTTTTTAAAAGACTTCTATCACTACAACGCAAAGCCGGATATCACCACCAAGAATGAAAGCTTTCGTCGTACGGCAGACCTGTTCCGTCAACAGGGGATCAAGAACTATTACTTTATCCTGCAAATCAACAACCCTGCACTGATCGGGGTTAACCCACGTGATGAAGCCAATCTCACCAACGAACAGAAGGTGTGGATTCACAACGAGTGTAAAGAAAACTTCTGGTACTGCTTGCGTGAAGTGCTGTGGTTAAAAGCCGGCCAACCGTTTAAGGCCAACCGCGGTAACATCTCCTTTATTTGGGCGTACCTCAACCACGTTACCACGTACAACATCATGCCGCGTCAGCAGGGTAAGGCGCAGGACGTCAAAAGCAAGGTGCGTGTTAAGCAGAACAGTGAATTCGACCCGGTATGGAAAGAACTGGGTGATATTAAAACTGGTGACATCATCATCGACCCGCATGGCGAGGAGTCATTGGTCAACGGCGTCTGGCCACAGGGTTATCTCCGCACTTATGAAGTCGAGATGAGCGATGGACGTAAAACCCGTGCTGCCACCGACCACATGTGGCGTTACCGCACCAATGCCGACTGTGGGGAAAACAGCTGGAGCGAAACCACCACGGCGTTCTTCTTGGAACTGTTAAAGCGTGAGGATTATGCCAAGGACCCTATTGAGATTCCGCTGATTGAAAATCTCGAGAACAGCCGCAAGAAACGCGATCGTCTGGGATACCTTATGGGGGCGTTTCTCAACGCCGAAGGTTCTGTTGCAAGCGTTCCTTTGCCTAACATCAATGCAAGTCACCAGGAGGCGTTACAGGCGCTGCTAGACCGTGATTGTCCCGGTAAGTTCTCTGTACGTGTTGTGGGTGAAGGTTTAGAGATTGCGCGCGCTGATGGCGTTAACTTTGAGATCAACAACAGCATCGGCCTGCCGGTTAACCTGTTGGACAGTAACCTTGAAACACGTCAAGAACTGCTGCACGGTGTACTGGATGCGGTGGCGGAAGTAGGTCATGATGGTTTGCTGATTAAAACCAAAGACACTATCGGCATGCGACAGATTCAGTATCTGGTGCGTAGCCTGGGCGGAACGGCACGGTATGAGAAGAAGATTGAAAAGCTGATTATTACGCTGCCTGATCAAGTTCCCTACTTCCGTTTCCGTGATGAGTCTTTGCCTGTTTACGAAAACCGTTTGTTTGTTAAGAAGGTGTCGTTTTCAGGCGATCGTCCTTGCGTGTGTATCGAGGTCAACAATGATGATTCCACTTATATCACGGATGACTTCATTGTAACGCACAACACGGTGTCGGTGCAGGTCATTGACTTCTGGTTAACGTACATCATGGGTCGTAGCTACAAGACGCACCTGGTGACGCTGAAGTCGGATAACCGCGCACAGTTCATTGAAGCGATCAAGAACATCCGTACGCAGATGCCGAGCTACCTGGTTAACCCGACCTACAAGGACAAGGACAGTGGTAACTACCTGACCTATCGTAGTTTCGGTGAAGGTCAAGCCAACGTCTTAACCATCTCGGTTCCGCAACAGTCTGAAGCTGCAGCAGGTGACTTGGGTCGTGGTCTTACAGTCGGTACAACCAACTTCGATGAGCCCGGTTACATCAACTACATCGAATCGATTGTCAACGGCTGTACTCCGTCTGCTCTGACAGAGATGGAGAACATGCGTGAGAAAGGGTTGCCTTATGCAATCAACTATATCACCACGCCGAACACTATCAAGCATCCGTCTGGTGCGTACATGTACCGCAACATCATGAACTCCACGGAATGGCGTGAGAAGTTCTTTGACTGTTACAGTGAAAGTCATCTGGTGCACAAGTTGATTAAGCGCAGTCCGGTCAAAACCACATCGCCTTCGGTGGCCATGATCTATAACTACCTGAAGTTAGGTAAGAGCAAGGACTGGGTGACCCGCACCATTGACCAGCTGAAACTGACGCTGTCTAAAGCCAAAATCGACTTGCTGTTGATGTGGGTAGAAGACGGTGAAGACCGGCTGTTCGATGACGTGACGCGCGAGAAGTTGAGTGATAACAAACGTGATGCGGTGTGGAGCAAAGAGTATCGGGAAAGCAACCTGTACGTGGACTTCTTTGTTACTAAAGAAGAACTCGCCAAGATGTGCAGCCCGGATTACAACGACCACATTATCATCGGCTGTGATACCTCGTCGGCAATCAATAAAGACGCCTGTACGGTGGTGTTGCGTAGCATGGTAACCGGTGACACCATTGGGGTGGGACGCTATCCTTTGGCCTTCCTAGATGATGTAGCGGACATTGTAGTGGATCTGCTGGAATCGATCAATAACAGCATGTTGATTATTGAACGTAACTACGCGCACCACTTCATTGACAAGCTGCTGATTACTCTGCAAGCCAAAGGGTTGGATCCGTTTAAGAAAATGTTTAACCGCATTTACGACAACCCTGTCAAGTACGCTTCACAGTTTGAAGAAGTTAAACGTACCCGTGCCGGTGGTCGCACCAAAGAGTTCTACCTGCGTTTCAAAGAGTTCTTTGGCTTTAACACAACTGCTTCTACGCGTAAAGAGCTGTATGACTTTATCCAGGAGGCGGTGGCGACAACAGGTGCAGGTCTGCATTACGATAAGCTCATTGACGAAATCATTGCGCTGAAAATCAAGAACGATCGTATTGACCACGAAATAGAAGGTCACGATGACTTGGTAATCGCGTGGCTGTTGAGTTACTGGTTTATCAAAGTAGGTAACAGTAAGAGTTACTACGACATCATGCCGCATATGGCGTTAACGCGCACCAAGAACCTGTTGGCTGGCGGTGAGAAAAGTGTGTTCGAAGATCCGAAAGTCATGGACATGATTGACCAAGTTCGTAAGCGCATTATTAAACTTACGGAGGAGTACATCAAAACCAATGACAATATTCTGGCAATGCGTTTGGAGTTTGAGATCAACAAGCTCACCAAGCTGTTACCGAAAGAGGCGAAACGAATCCACACCATCGATACCACTATCGAGCAGGCCAAAATAGAGCGCAACCAGCGCATAATGAAACATCGCCAAGCGGCGTAAAGAGGAACCAATGCAACACGATGAATTGATTGACCAAGGGATTGAGGATATCTTTTCGGGCAACGAAAGTTATGCTGGACGTTATATGCAAGGTCAGTTGTATGCGCATGACGCCATATCTTTTTCCCATCTCTCTGGTAATGAAGGTTTTGTTGGAGCAATTTGGGAAAAGATCAAGCAGTTCTGCACATGGCTAGCCGGCCTGTTTACGGGTAAGAAAGGTACGGGTGAAGCTGCTCGTGAAGTTGGAGCGAAAACCAATCTGCCCAAACCCACCAAAGAAACCATCAAGGTCACTCCGGTTCCGGTGTCCAAACTCAAAAAGAGTGAGAAAGCACCGAAAACCCACGCACCTACTCCTGAACAGAAAAAGTCTGATCGTGTCACCATGAAAGTGGAGTCTTTTCATGAACAGTTGGATCGCGCAGTTAAGGAGTTGAAGGAAGAGGCGGGTGAGCAAAAAGAGGTGACGCTGGTAGAAGTGCCGACAAACATGGACGGCATGTTCCAGAACTTGAACACGGTAGGTAATGATCTCAAGGCTGCACTGGATCGCCTGGGTGGTTCTTACGTCATTACTTACGGCATGGTTAATGCGATAAAGGATGACGTCCCGGCTGATGTCTGGCGGAATATCCGCACTCCAGAACCCACGCAAGTGTTGAAACCGTTTGAAGATATCAAGAAAAGACTTACCAAGTTTGCTCCCTCGGCGGCTGAGAAAGAAGCCATGACGCGTGATAAGGTGATGTCCGTGGCCGATCACGATGTGACTGGTGTCTGTCAAGCCATCATCGCGGCGGTAGAAAAGGTGCGTATTTTTACCGACACACATGCTGCTAACAATGACGTTGAGAAAAAGGAGTTTATCGAGAAACGCTTTAAAACGCGTATCGAGAAAGTCGACGGTAAACGTCAGGGTCAGTTCGCCAGTTTGCTGTTCCGCATGGGCAAATGGGATTATGATTGCTATTGCCTGCTAGAACTGGCTGACTCGTTTGCTCGTATTAAACAGCGCATCTATAAAGGTGACTATTTGGTACGTGCGCCGCAAGCATAAACATAAATAATAACTACTACTCCCGCGAGGGAGTAGTAGTTAGTTTATTAACTTAATTCAACAGCGACTTCAACGGCGTAAGTAACGGAACCGTTACCTTGATCAACTGCGGTTCAACCTTGACGTTCATGCCCATGATCAGTCCAGCATTTACGTGCTTTTCAACCAGCAGGGATTCGCCAAAGCTTTCCAGCAGGCTAACCATGGAAAGACCAACGTCCGACAGCTTAACAAAGTCCAGACCCTTTGACTCCAGGGTATAGATCAATGCAACACCGTCGCCATTCTTAGCCAGAGCAGTTTCGCTTTTAAACGTCAGATCATTCATGACTGCGGTATGATCTTTAACCCAGCGCTGAATGGTGAGGTTATTGATGTGGCCGTTAAAGGCTGAGATCACCTGCAGGCTAAACCACGCCTTTAAATGATTTACCGCCATGGCCGCATAGATCGGTGTTGCTAAATCAGTTTGCTGTGTGTTTAAATTCATGCAAGTTCACCTACAGGAATGATCATGGTTTTATTGCTGACGCGTTGCAACAGTGAACAGGCTTCACGGTAGCGACGCGCTTTGCGATCAAATTTCTCTCGGTCTTTGAGTTCGATCTCAATGACTTCGAGGTTCTTTTTCTTGGCGAGGCGTTTCAGATAAGTTTCATGTGAAATGCTCAGCAAATAAATGACGTCGGGATGGTTAGGATTGTTATGACCCAATACCCCCATCATTCCCATGGATTCCTGGTAGACCATGGAACTAACAAAGTTGCGATCACTGATGACAATCTTGCCAGCTTCCAGCGCAGGGCGAATAACCGAATGCCAAAGATAATCACGGTTCTCTTTGTACAAACGATACAACTCGTCGCTGTTGGTGGTTTTCTCTTTCAAGAAGTCGCGGATCTTCTGACCAGTGGGATGCCCCATAAACGGTTCGGTGACCGTAATAATTTCTTTGCCGGTTTTAGCATAAAGCTTCACGAGCTTTTTAATGTACTCTGACTTACCGACTAAGTCTTGTCCTTCTACGACGACGTACATTTGCGACTCCTTTGCAGGAGTTTACCCCAGGCATTGCCAAGCTTTTCAACCGGAGTAGGTTTATAGTTACGGTTGGGTCTGTACTTGGTCGGCATGATCAACCTCCGGCTTAGCAGGTTGCTGATTTTTAACCAGCGTGCGGAAGAACTGATTCAGGATCTGTCCGTTACGACCCATGCGTTTAACACGGTTTTTAGCGATGCGTTTAGTAGCCATTATTGAGTCACCTTAGAAAGTTTGAACATGATCCAGTTGTTGGAGCTCATGCTGGACCCGCAAGGAACGAAGAGGGCATTATTGGCTGTGTTGCGCAGCACGAAATAGTTGCCGTCTTCATGAATAACGATTTCACGACGCAAGCACTGGCGATGGTCAACCCAGTCTTCGCAACGAATGAAATCTGCTTCGCCTTTAAACAACATGTCCATGGCGATGCCGAAACTGACCCGATCTTCAGCGCTAGGAACTTCCGCCCAACGTCCTTTGTTCAGGTTATCCAGAGTGATGTTCCACTCTTCCTCACGCCCGTCTTTGTTACGAACGTAAGGCTGATAATGAGTGCGCTCTAAACCCTCGACTGGTTTAGTGAACAAACGGCGACCGACAACCCCTTTGTCGAAGTTCTGTATTTCAGGGATGTTTCCGTTAAGGAAACCGTTAAATAAAGCTGCCGTATCCTTAGGCTCTTTCAGCTTACGCTGATTATCCATGTGATAGTTAACGAGTTCGCGAATTTCTTCGACGATAACATCGCGAACCTGTTCAACTTGAGGACCCGAGAGGTCTGGCAGTTTGCTGGTGAGTACTTCAACTAAGTTATACTCAACCGTTTCAACATTGTCAGTCATAAACCCGCCTTATTGATAATTATCTCTTGTTATAATTCGTAAGCACATATAAACAAGAAATGCCGTTCTCAGTGAAATTATAGTGCTCGGTGTCCGGATACCTGTTTGTGAGGTTACCAGCTCATCACCGAACTGTCGCAGAAACAGTACTGTCTCATTAACGGAGCGAGGTGAGTTATACGCACCTTTCATTTTTCGCGCTACGTCAACAACATGAGTCTTCAAAATATTGTTAACACGCATGTATTCAAAGAGATGCACAGTGAGTTCATCAACAAACTTGTGTGCCGGTTCGGCGCCTTTCTTGCTGTTGTAAATGCCCGGGAAAGCACGCACAACATACGCCAGCTTGTCAGTCCCACCGAACTCAGCGATCTTGCAGGCATAACGAATCAGCTCTTCTTTGTAGAAAGCCTGTTCAGATACCAGGACGCTCTCAATATAGTTTTTATATTGAGGGACTTCTTTGCTGACGTTCTTAATAGTGACGCCGTCTTCCAGATTAACTGTGTTACCTTCGATGCTCAGGATATCGGTTTTATTCTTAACGTCATGGAACACTTTGTTGATGTCGTTAATTACACCGCGTAAACGGTCCTGGATGTCACCGATCATGTAAACGACTTTAGCATCGTTCTTCATGGTGGTGTAAGCATCAAAGTGGATACCGGTGCGGGGGTCGAGGATAAACTCAGCACGCGCTTCGATCAGTGCACGCCATGAACCATAACGCTTGATGTCATATTTCAGAGACAGGCGGTTATAAGTTTCAATAGCGACTTCTTTACGAGCCAGGAACTTGTAGTCGTTGGCAATGATACTGGTTAAACACTTGTAGTGATACATGCAGATGATATCAACCATAGCCTGGTGCTTGGTCTTGTCATCCATGTTCTTGGAGTGGTACGCCTGGCAAAGCAGGTACGCGACCGACATGTTCCAAACGTCGGATACGACGTGCCACTCTTTCTTAACCACGCCAGAAGCAATCAGTTCTTCATAGAGCTGATCTTCATCCGCATCGTAGATCTCGCTAAACCACTGGTTGCGGTCAGCAGTAGTGAACACGATCTTCTGCAAGCCGAGGTAAGGCGAACCAAAGAACTCGGTGTAATCAGTCATGCCTTGTTTGCGAGTGGTGAACGTATAGACGTAGCGACGAAGACGTTGCGCCCACTTCGCATCGTAATCTTCCTGGTCCTGCTTGAAATAGATGTCGAAGATCTTGCCAGCACCGGAAACGCTATAGGCTTCCAGTCCCGCATACTGCATCAGGAACTGTTCGAAACCTGCCCGGTTCTCTTCGAACATGAAGTGTTGTGCATCAAAGTTTTTCATTGGGATTACTCGTGAGATTATCAACGGTTTTATTTAAAAGCTGAACAGCGTTATTAACGTAGAGAATGATCTCGGTGATAAGTTCGAGATTGGTCAGGGTCAAGACCAGAAGCTCATGTACGTGGTGTTCAGCCAGTTCTTTTAATTTGGTTTCAGGAAACGCTTTGGGTAACAACAGGCTTACATCATTTGCCGCCCACTGTTTCTTTCCTGTTAATAAACCAGGGAGTGTTGCAATACCTACGAAAGCACGCATCAGGTTATTAAGTTGATCACTTACGCTGAAAAACGTTAGGGTCGCTGACGGGTAGAGCGACGACCCGGTGTAATCCGCTTTCAGACGTTCAATAGCCGCTGTGACTTCTTCACCCGCATTAACCACCACATCCGCCGCTGGTTTGTAAGACAGTTCGACGGCACCATTTAATAATTCTTGTATGCGTTTGGTGTTAGCGAGATAGCTGTCAGTGCGCAGCATAATAAATGTTTGTGTCTCAACCACTTTGGTTAAGCTCTCCACGTATTCTTGCAAGTTAATTACGCGGTAGATGTTTGCGAGTTTTATGACATTGGCATTCTTGAAAGTATCATAAAGACGATAAGGCCCCACCAGTTCATTATAACGATGAACAGTTTTGGTCCACAGGTTTGCATACCAGTTATAGATATAACCTATACGAACATCGTCTTCGCCGTAAAAGCGACCAGGCATACCGATATTAAAAGCAGATGCCTGACCGTGCAAGAACAGTTGTCCGCAGACGTAACGTGCATCGAAGCTTTCACGATCCAAGCAATAATCTTCCAGCCCGTCGACTAAGCGATCAACGATACTCTTAGTTGTGTTTGGCATGTTTGCCTCGAATAAAGTTAGTGACATAAAACTGATTAGGAGGCGAACCCCCTAATCAGCTGGTTACATTCTTCTTGGCACGATTGCTGCAATGGCGTTGGCTACACGACGTACATCGGAATAACCCATGGCTTGTGTCCAACTGGTTTTAAACAGCTCACGGTACTGGTTCCACGCATCGCGGTATTCAGAGATATCGTCACGGATAGCATCCAGACTTACCCCGCTACGGCGCACCGCTTCTTCCGCAGGACGTTTGCACGTACGGAAGATGTAGTTCTTGGTCGCGAGAATACAGAGATCACCAAACAGATCCCAGGAACGTGGGTCGATCACAGAAAGTGAATCGTCGTATTCCAGAATCATTTTGGCACACATGGAGAACAGCGGATTTGTCATGCCTTCGATAACGAACGAGTTGTTACCGTTCATGTGAATGGTGGTAAACGAAGTAGGCATAGCGCGACTGCTTTGCAAGCTATCCAACATCCCGCTTAACATCTCATTCATTACACCTTGCCCGCACATTGACGCAGAGGAGTTTAAACCCAGCACACCTGTAACGGAGTTCAGTGAACCCAAGTACACCTCGGTGACGTTCACAATGTGACGACCGCCTGTGATATGAAGTGGGCATTTCACTTCAACGCAACCGTCACCCATGTCGCGTACACGACTTCCATAGAGATCAATGAATTCGGTTTTACCGCCATTGATTTTGCAGGAAGGCAGTACCGATGCATGAATAACCTTTTCGCGTATGCCTTGCTCAACAGTGGTCTGGTCCACGTAGTCGTACCAGTTACCTGCAAAGTTACCGTTGGGATTAGCAAAGGCAAGCTCGAGCAAATACTGGTCGATGTCCGAGTTCTGAACCATGTTGATAGCGTGTTCAACGCAACTCATGTTTTCTACCCTCAGTAATGACTGTCATAGCATTTATAATAGAATTAATCTGAAACCTATATCATCTGGGTAGTGTAAAATTATTTAAGCCGTTTTCGGTAGGAGAAAAGAAATGAATATCCCAGCACCACGACCTGTCAGTGATTTCACTGAAGAAGAAAAGCGTTACTTAGACGTACTTGACTTCCTTCAAAACACAAAAACACTGTATCGCATATTGCTTAATCGCCCTAACGTAAAACGCCACACCAAGGCCGAGATACGTCAGGCGCTGTATCAGATGGATGAAGTCGGTGATCGTTTAACCCGTAACTCATCCATGAAAGATTTGGATGAGGGTTGGGTAACTATCCAAACGCATTTTAATCGTTACTGTGCGTTTTCTCAGCGCACCAGAAACCGGAGATAACTACTATGAGCATTCTTGACATTTTGGAGGATTACAACGGCACCGTATACCGGATGTCCGACAGTCGTTTTGCGTTAACCTTTTGGTTTGCCTTGCCTGAACGTAATGGCGGGGGTGAATTAAAAACCGTGTTCTTTGCAGATGCCGCTAACTGTAACCGTTTCGCTGCGGAACAAACGCAAGACAACTTCAAGCCCACTGTTTATAATCTGGGCAAACCGCAGTACGATGAGCAGTTTGGTTTTTCTGCTTACGGCGTAATTTCAAAGAACTTACGCGAAGCTTTTTGTTATCGTTTATTGCATCCTTCCAAGGACATTTTGAAAGGAACGATTCTTACGCGGGATCAAGTTGATGAGCGAATCAAACGAGGGCTGTCGGTAACTATGCAGTCTCGGTGCGAAGACGATCGGGAGGTGTGCTTCTTCACGGACAATTGTTTGTTCGGCTACACTATCCTGCCTGCGTCTTTTGTTTCAACAACGTTCTCGAGTCCTTTCCGGGTTACTCCACAAGAAGGCGTCGAGCACGGCTATATTACGGATGTCGACCAGTTCCTTAAAGTCTATGGTCAAGACGTAAAGATCCTGTGGGATATTAACGGGTTGTTGGATGAACTGAATATTCCAGAGGAATAAATAATAACAAATGGGCAAAGTGTCCCATCATTGAGACTAGCATCATGATTATTGCATTATTCGTTACGACAATCCTGCTCATTGTTGGAGTGGTGATGTATTCACTGTGGTCTGTATACACCACAGATGAAAGTATCCGTCGCAGCATTGAGATCCAGCGCGGTAACAAGATCGTTGCCAAAGTAACGCGTGGGAAGACGCTGTATCGCTTCACACTTCCTTACGACGAGCTAAGTGTTGGGTTATCTGACCTTACGCTTAAACTCATGGTAGAAGACGCGATAGTGCGTGCAGTACATGCATACAAACCCGGGAAAGAGAACACGGAACACGAATTCTTTTTAACGACGCAATATGCTACTAAGCACGCGCCTTTTCATGCACAACGGATAATTCCCGCTTAGGCTTTATTAGTAAAAATATAATCTGACACTGCAGAGGGAAACCTCTGTGGTGTTTGTCTGTCTGTTTGTTTTAATAATGGGGTAGTAAATGCTTAATATAAAAGTAGATTCGATGGAAGAAGAAGGGCGTAACTCCAAACTCGTTGCGCGGGTTAGAAACAAATTCTTCATTGTAACGTTAGTGCGTAAAACTGACAAACCCACTGATGAAGAAATGCTTAAAGTTATTTCAGCAGTAATGGGTGATTATCAACAGCTTCTCAAATCCGAACAACATTCACTTGGGACACCTACCAAAGTTGTGGAAGTTGAATACTTTTGGGATTGGGAGAGAGATAAAGAAAGTGGTAAAATGAGCGGTAGTTTATTTGACCATCCGCATTTCAATGGCGTTGCTGGGATGAAATACTTTTCTCCGCTGCAAGCTGAAAAATTATTACCTATACTCGAGGAGGAGTTTGGAAATGAGTAACACTAAGAAGTTGTCTGACATGCTTACCTGGGTTAATCACGGCGAACGGTTTGTTGAGGGTATGAACGGTAACCTGGTCCCGCACGTGAAAGAAGCCTACCGCTTGATCCGCGATGCGGTGAAAAAGGAGATGGTTGATCTACCGGAGCTCGACGGACTGGTAAAGAGCATGAAACAGATGCAGCAGAACGGAACCAATCCTTATAACGGTTATGAGCAGAGCGTTCTGATTGACCGCTACCGGGAACTGAAGCAAGCTCTGTGGGTTCAACGCTGCGACTACCTGGCAGCACTGAAAGCTGTGGAGCACACGCTGTCTGACAAACTCAGCGAGCTGCTCCGCCTGGAAGCAGGTAATTGGCAGACCGTTACTTCTGTTCGCACCGAGCTGGATGCTGTGCGTGACAAGATCAGTGGTGTTGAAGAGCAAAAGGAAAACGTGTTTTTCAAACAGCGCATGATCAAAGAAGCCGTTCTACTCAACAAGTTTTACGCAGGAGAAAAGATCTGAAAGCGCACTTCACAACAGGAAGGTTGATTAATTAATAAGTGCTACTCACTCCACACGGAGTGAGTAGCTTCATAGGAGCAGGCATGAATACAGTAAAAGATTTATTAACAAAAGAAGAGATGGGGGAATATGACGCAATAGGTTTTCCTGGCAACGTAAGGGTGTTACACAACGCGTTAATAAAGAAGTTGGAAACTGACCCAGATTATGAGGTGTGGGTTCCTACACGCTATTACAGCTACGGTGTGAAGGATCAGACCAATGCACTGATCGATTTAAAAACGGTTCACTACATGGTGAGCAACAAAGGAACAGTTAAAAGTATCAGGCACAAAAAAGAACTCAAGCCAGAACACAGTTCTTCCTACGTCAGGTACAAGTTTTATATTGAAGGTAGCGTATTCAGAATGCGGACACATCGTTTAGTGGCTTCGTGTTTTGTTCCGCGTAAAGAACCTTTTGAAGAAACTCCTTTTAGTGAATTGGAAGTAAACCACATCGACACAGATAAACTCCACAATGACTTCCGTAATTTAGAGTGGTGTAGTGGTAAGCATAATTTAGCTCACGCTAAAGAAAATGGCTTGTACGTTACCGCTCCTTTGCTGGTGGAAGTTTGCATCGAAGGCAAGTACAAAGGTTTTAAGTTTACGGTTGATTCAAAGAGGAAAGGTTGCGAATTCCTCAAAGGCGGATATTACAAAGGAATTAATCGATCAATCGAACATGGTTCCATCATTAAGGGATGTAAGTGGAGTTTCGCCTCTATCGAGGATATCGAAAAGTTCGGAGGTGTGATTGTTCCTCTTGAGTTGAGAGAGATGATAATCAATCATAATCGTCGAAATATCACACCTCCTTAACGGGGGTGTTTTATCTCGTTTTAATATTTTTTCATTGTATTTACTAATCTTATGGATTCCTTTGGGGGAAACCCCAGGAAGGGGGCTATTCACCTTACTTACTATATATTACTATTATTACTAATTACACTAGGTAAAGTAAGGTGAATCATAGTAAGAGGGATTGGCACGTTACTTTATATATTTATAATAAGTATTACTATATACACTAGGGTAAGTAACGTGGGTAGGAAGAATTAGAAAGCTCTGTAGGGAAGAAAAAGACTACCATTAACTATACCTTCTCTAACTCCGTAAAAGGGGTTAGAAAGGACAGAGATAAAAAAGATTATAGATCTATATTACTTGGGAGTAGTAACTGTAATAAAACATAACTCTATTGCTTATTAAGGGTAGGGTCCATAAACGAACTTAACAAGGATTGGAGGAAACGTTTCATGCAAGAGGTTATTAATACCGCTGAAGATTTAGTAGTGGCTGTTAAGCGGGATGTTAAGCTGTTAACCGACAAGGTACACCATATCCGTAATACCGAGGACATTGGTTTAAAGACCATGGCGAAGTTGCACGGCATTTTGATGGACTGTAAGGCGCGACTTCAGCAGGTCAAGCGTTGGGAAGGACAACTCATGGATATTGAGATCGTCCGTGCTGAATGGACGCGGTTCAAGGGTTGGTTAAAAGATACCTGGGCAAAAGTAGATACCATCATGGAGATGGATCGAGTGATTACCGTAGCGGATTGCGAAGCCGCGGAGAAGCAAGAGCCGTGGTATCAGCCGATTAAGAACCGCAACAGCATTGTGGGTGGGTTGTTAGTGTTGTTTGCGACTGCCATGGTAATCATTGCCATTTCGAACCTGTCTTACATTTTGGCATAATAAATAAAAAGAGTGATAATGGATAGCTTTAAAACCGGTAAGCGAAAATCACACCCCTATCTAAACGTAGGGGTCTGCTTCAATTCGAGTGTGGGGGTGCGTACATTAAGTTTTATTCACCCCTTTACTCACAAACCGTTTGTGCTTTTAACCGATATACAACCGCACCACGTGTGGGGACAAGATGAACAGGACCTTTATCTCGAAAACATAAACGCTTTGTTGGAGTTGTACGCCCACGAGCAAGCAGAACCGCATATCAGCATGTACGAGTGCAACAGGGTGGGTCAAGCTATGCCTGTAAACACACCTATCGAAAAAGATATCGCGCGCAGGGCATTTAGAAACGAACTCAACTGGCTAACTAACATAACCATACAGCGGGATAACCGTTGTATGCAGTTACTATCAATCGTAAACATTTAATCAAAAGGACAGTACCATGATTCAGACCGCTTTCGACTTAACCAACCTCAATATGCGCCACGTTACCCTGCCAAACTTGGGCCCGGTATTCCTGGTGGATAACTTCGGCTTTGTCGCTGCTTCTTCACAAGAAGGTGTTATCCAAACTATCGCTCATTACCTGGGTAAGCATCGCCAACCCAAACCCTTAAACTATTTGGTGAGAGAGCTCTACGAGATGGGGGCTGTACCATTGCTGGCCGCAGTAAACCACTCCGCCTATGCTATTTACAAGCTCGAAGATCATTGGGGTATTGAGTTTGTCGGCACCAATGCTCTTTATGAAGTGACTTCCCAGGAACACGTCTTTGCAGTATTAAGACATGATAACGTGCGCCGCGAATTAGGGGCTAACAGGATCAGTGACCGGAGTAAGTTACCTGACCCTATTTACGTGGGCTTTACCGCGCTTGGCATGACACAGTCCCGCATGATGCCAATGGGGGTGACGGTTACACGTATCCCGGCGAAAGCTAACAGCAAGGCGATATGGGACACAGGTGCCATCGCAGAGGCGCTCGATAAAGCCACACAGAGCGAACCTGCTGAAGCTAAACCCAAAGACGATCACGAAGCAAAGTTACTCGCTAAGTTATCGGCTTCGTTAGCAGATTATAACAACCCTTATCACGGTAATCGTTCAGAGGCGCTGAAATCTGTTGTTGAAACCATCAACGAGATTGAACGCCTGTACCCGCGTGAAAAGAAAACGTCTTTACCTTCATCGCTGGGCGAAACATTGCTGGGGTACGGTCAACTGCCTTTCTGGTTAGGAACCTTCGGGAACGACCACTCCCAACATCCGATGGCGCAGATTTACCAGTTCCCGTTACAAACGGTTTCGGAAACTTTGACTGCCATCCTCAAGCGTGAAGAGCACGAAGCTGGAACTACGAAGAAACCTGGTTTCTCTATCAAACATATCAACGAGCTCTCCTCAGTGATTACGGATAAAACGTTTGGCGGTAAGCTGACGATTTATTACGCCAACGCAGAAGAGAAAGACAAACTGTTTGAGCGTTTGAACAGTCTGGTAGAACTGATCCTCACCGGTGAAAACTTTATCAAGTTCTCCTTCGACATTCTTGAGAAGGGTGTGCAAGATACCTGGGTGTTCGAAAACGTTACCATCAGTGGTCCGGTAATGCTTACTGGTCGCATGGTGTTAACCAACATCAATCTGCATTCAGGAAGCTATTGCGAAGCGACCATGACAGGCTGGAAGTAATCTACATGGGGAGTTTCGACTCCCCTAATCTTTTAACTGTTTAAGTGATGAGAAGACAGCAATAAGTGGACTTTTCAGAGTCTATTTAATCTTTTTTCACTGACAACTTATCTTACTGTAACTGAACCGCATTTCTAAGGATTCCAAATGGGCATCAACCTGTTAACCGCGACCGAGATCAAAGTTGACCGTTTAAACCGTGACACCAAAACCACCCTGCACAGTAAAGCCATTACGGTCGACCTGTTATGGCAGGAAAGACACGGCGGCTTCTCAGGTAAGGTTATGTATTTGCCAAACGAAAAGAAACGCTACCTGGCCGTGCCAATGCAGTTCTATAACGTTATCGGCAACCATAACAAGGTCGTGATGTTAACGGAAGGCTTTGGGTCTATCGTAACCCGAGCAAGCGAAGAGGCATTAGGTGGTCGCTACAGTTCCAAGCTCTTCCACGCTACTCTGGTGGATGATGCTAACGCTTTGCTGGACAATGAGGATGTGCGTAAGAGACTCAATCTTACTTACCTTTTCAATGCCGGTGATCTTAATTACCCCTCAGTTATCATAGGGGATAACAAAAAGGTCCGCACCTTCATGGAGGCGATGGACCCAGAACAAGCAAGTTTAGACATGTTTGGTGAATACGCCAAGTTGGGGAAACTGGTTTGTATTCATCGTAAATCGAAAAATGCTGCACCAGACTCAGTTATTTTTGGTCTACTGACTGCCACTGGTATCTTATACCGTTTAGAAGTTGAAGACGAAAAAGTTATCGGTTACGCAGCAATCGGCTGTATAGACCTTTAAGAAAAATCCACCATACGTAGTAACTTTGATCAATTCTTTTACTTAATAAGGTAATACCCATGACTACAATTGTTTATGCTGATGGCGTTCTGGCTTCCGATTCTCAGGTTACTCAGGGTTTCAACATTAAGCTTCCTACCAAAATGCAGAAGATCTACGAACCTGCGGAAGGCAAGCGCTGGACTCTGTACGGCAAACGTATCCTGGCAATCGGCGTAGCTGGTGACGCAGCAGGTATCTACGAACTGATGGACCACCTTGAAAAAGGCATCATGTTCGATACCAAAGGTAAACAAGACGCGTGGATCAACTGTATTGCCGTCGCTGACGACAAATCCATCTTTATCCTGGACACCTATGGCGATCGCAAACACGCGATGTTCGTGAACCTGCCGGCGGATGCGAAGTACTCTCTGGGATCTGGTGGTGAAATCGCAACGGCGTATCTGGCAATCGGCAAAAAGCCCGCGGAAGTAATCAAGCTGACCTCTAAGCTTGATAGCTTTACTGGTGGTGATGTGCAGGTGTGGACCTTCCCTGAAGTATTGCCGGCTGATGTTAAGCCAGCTGAAATCCCGGCCGACCAGCAGGCGCTGATCACTAAAGTTGCAGGTGAACTTGATGCGATCCGTCATTCTGCGCTGGAAAAAGCAACTGCTGAAATCCTGGAACGTACCAAAGCTTCAGCATAAGCAAAGAAGTCATACGACCACTACCTACCCCCGCAAAGGGTAGGTAGTTTTATGTATGATTTTTTACTATTCCGTTTATCCCTTGTGTTATTAACTACTGAGTACAGTCATATGTCGAACCTCAACGAACAACCGATTCTTAGCTACAACGAACAGCAAGTCCTGAACCAGAAGATCAGCTCATTCCTCAACGTCTTCTTTGGCGGACTGCAACAGAACCAACAAGCATTCGTGCTGCGCACGCCAATCGGCATGTTCCCTGTGACCGGTGAGTCTTTTGATTTCGATGCACACACCTATCTGGTGCTGGAGCCTGAGAAACAAGCAGGCGTAGAAGAGATCACTGCGGTGGACGATACCGTTGTCTTCCACACCGGCGATGAAATACTATGTATTCAGAAATTAAAAGGCGCCGAGCATTACTACGGGTTCCGCATGGAGCCGACTCGTTCTGTTGATTCAGAATGGTTGTCAGCTCTTCAGCTGCTCGTGACTTATGCGATGATCGCTTTGAAAGGCCGAGCGCGTAATACGCTCATTACCTATCAAAATGCTGGTTACAAAATCATTCCCGTCTCGCCGATAGTACTGGAAGATAAATACAACCCAATGTTCAAACGCGCAAAACTCATCCTCGCCTAATTCAATAAGTGTTCCCCGCCAAGGGAACACTTATGATATACGTTTCTTTTTTTGTTTTTACTGGAAAGGCTATTAGTTAGAACTATTCATGAGGTATTAACTATGGAAGAACGTTTTAGTAACGAAGTCATCGACATCGTTAGTGCCGCGCTGAATAAAGCCCGCACAGCCCCGCTTGATCATCCTGATATGCCGTTCAGAGCAAAGATCAAAGTTGAACAAGCCAAGATACAATACAAGATCAAAGACCACCAACCCCCGCTTAATGATCACTCTTGGACGGTTGACTTCATTGAAGAGATAAGAACTTCTCGCGAATTCTACGAAGCCTACATCGACTGTTGTAGGCGTTTCAAGAAGAAACCCGCTGAACCGCACTATGTTAAAACGCTGTTGACCATCCAGTTCCTTCAGGGCATCATGCAGAAAGCTTGGCCCGATACCAGCTTTCAAGTTCACGTTAGTGGTGTGCATGCCGCAACCAAAGGAAACTTTGCTACGTCAACGATCATTGGTCGGTTCATTATCGGTCGTCGACCACGTCGCCTCTCATTCTTGATGGATGGTCGCGTAGAACTGTCAGAGGCCATGGAAGAAGTTTTGGCTGAATACGGGAGCGCGCTTTCTCTTATGCAGTCAGGTGAAACCACTAACCTCGTCATCCCGTATGCGGGCTTTTTGGACTATGCAGTTAATTATATGTGATTGAGCACCCTTACCGCGCGCTAAATCATTACTACCCATTATCTACTTTGTACAAGTCATCCCTTTAGATGATCGGGCGGGAGACAAACGCTGCTTATGTCTCTCGCTCTTTTTTATTAGGTAATAGTAGTAGTTAGTATATTATGTTTCTCTTGCTCCATAGCTCAAATAGGTCGAGCGGCGCACTGTTAATGCGTAGGTTACTGGTTCGAGTCCAGTTGGAGCAGCCACATTATGGAAAGGTCGCAGGCAACACGCCTGGGTGTTAACCTCAGTCTGCGGCATTTCCGCCCGATTATATAGAGAGTTGGATGAGAGGCTTAAGTCGCTTCCCTGCTAAGGAAGTGTGGGATTAGTTCCACCGAGGGTTCGAATCCCTCACTCTCTGCCACATTAACGATAACGAGATATTATGAAAGTCACTATCTACGGTAAAGAAGGTTGTGCGTTCTGCACTCGTGCTAAAGACCTGTGTCAGGAAAAAGCCATTGAGCACGAATATATCGACTTCATTGCAGCTGGCATGAACAAAGCTGATCTGGAAGCCGTCGTTGGTAAACCGGTTAGCACCGTTCCGCAGATCTTCGTAGATGGCGCACATATCGGCGGTTACGTTGAGCTGGCAAGCCTGGTAGCAAAACAGCAGCCGCAGGCAGCTGAGTAATAATATGTATTTCTAGAACACTTCAATTCAAGATAAAGCGCGTACTGGCAAATGCCACTGCAATTTGTACGGGCTACCCCTTGACGCTCATTTGAGTGGGTTCGGGTTATTGTTATTTGCGACGGTGAATTAACGATTCACAGTTTTTGATTAACAGCCGATCTTATCGCACAGTTACTGATGAGGTTTCTTCGCTGTCGCAAACCCTATTACTTCTCCCGAAGTGATAAACTCCTTGCCTATCGGTCCGCGTAGGTCAAACAAGGATAGAATACGGGAATGGGAACTTTCACGCCCATGGCCCCAGCGGACACTATTATTTTTTACTGCAATACCAACATTTATGTAGACAGCTGTACGTTAAGTAACTCAAATACTTACCGAACCACTGTCCCAAGTGTTTCAGCGAGTACTTTTTCACTATCCCTGCGCGAACGGGATAATACGGATTGTTATCCCATTCGATTTTATCGCGCAAAAGAATTTCAACTCTGTATTATTAAGGTGTAATGAACAAACCATTTTGATGGATGTCCTGTGGTCGCCCTGGCGACATGAGGTTCGGTAACAGGCGGCTCCTGCTGAGCGGCACGCGGCCTGAGCCGATCTACTAAGCGATCCCTGAGCTGGGGGTGCGATTGCCTATTGAGAGCGAATCGCATATGCGGAAGGGTAGAAGAACACTGCGGCGAGCGCCGCTGTTGAGGGTGTTCTCCCAGACTGCTAGGGCGACCTCAGGACCTTCATTGAAAGTTCATTATCTCTCTCAAAGATAATAACAGAGTGGAATAAGGATGTTCCACAATGTTTCCAACTCACTAAAGGTAAATATGTTTTTCATAGCTTATTTACCCTTACTGGGTAAATTTCAGTTGACGGAACAAACGATGTTCAATCTCGTGATCGCTGCGATACGAGGTTACATTATAACAGAACCTTCCAACGAGTACTCCCCAGGCTCGGAAGTCATTGCAGAACCATTCGCGCCGAAGCGAAGATCCCAAATAGCGTGGCAGCACGCCATATGGGGTTTCCGATAGATGTGCTGACTGGGGATTATAAGTTACCGCCTGACCGCCAAAGGCGAGTCAGGCACAACTTCTTATTTTTTGTCTTTTTAAATAATCTTTAAATCACTGTTATTTTTTCAAGTCTATATTACTTAGGTGAATGTAGTACAATAATCGTAACTTAAAGCTTTATTAACAACGGAGTAGTAACATGTCTGAACTTATGGTCATTGGTTGTGGCGGTACTGGTATCAACATCATGAAAGATGTGATCGATGCTCCCGGAACTCGCATTCTGAAAGAAGCGAAGTACCTGGCATTCGACAGTTCCGACAGCAACAGTTCTGATGGTAAATTCGAAGTGCTGCACATGAACTCGGCCAAGAACCCGGGTCAGAAAGCTCAGGGGTCTGGTAAAGATGTCACGCTGAACTTTGAAAACCACGCGCCGTTCATTGCGGAGTCGTTCAAAGTTCACAAGCCGGGCAAGTTCTGTATTGTAATCATGTCGGCCGCTGGCGGTACCGGTTCTGGTCAGGGCTTTGCTGTTCTGCGTTATCTGCTGAGTCGCGGCATTCCTACCGTGGGCCTGTTCGTACTGGATCACACCTCTTTGGTTGAGCGTCGTAACTCTACCAAGATCATGGTGTCGATCTCTAACCAGGTGCAAGAACGTTTCCTGGGTAAAGTCATTCCTCACATCCGTATCGTGAACGATGACCGCACCCGTCGTGAAATCAACGACGAAGCGATCCTGAACCTGAACTACGTCAGCCTGTTCCTGACCGAGTCCAACGAAGAGCTGGACTTCGAAGATATTGCCAACGCACTGCAATACTCTAAAGTCACTGGCCTGCCGCCGGCGCTGTCTGAAATCAACTTCCTCACTGACGACGCAGTTACCAGCTACAACGGTAAACCGCCGGTGTCATTCTGCTCGATCTTCGATCATCGCGACAACGCACGTCCACTGTTCAAAGACTCTGCGTACCGCGCGACCGGTGTTATCAATCCGGACAACAACCCGCCGAACGCCAAGACCATCGTCATGATGCTGGATCACGGCGAAGCGGTTGAAAAACTGGAAGTGGAAATGGAAGAGCTGGAAGCTACCCAGCAGAAAGCGAAGTCTTCCTTTATTAAGCAGAAAGACCTGTCGTCTAATGCTGATGAAAGCGGTTTCGACTTCTAAGTAATAAAACACTAAAATGAATATACTACTAGGGGAAACCCTAGTAGTATTATTTTTTTCTTTCAAATGAGGTCATTAACGTGTCTAGATCGTTCATTGTTGAATTATCTCGGTTGGGTCCAGGTGATCCTATGAGTCAATCAGATAAACCCTTAGAACGTGACAGGCAGCGTTTTCTGTTGTGCCGGGGTTTAGAAGATTTAGGTTTTTCTATTGAAAACAATGTATCCATGGGAATGTTGACGCCAAACGAAGAGTTGGTGCTTAATTCTTTATCCGATACGTTGGCTAATAAAGCTTTGGGCGTACCAGCCGACGCGCTTGTGCGCATCACTCCTTTGGGTAATACCTTCAGGGTCTTGTTTTTATTCTAAGAGGCTTTACCATACATGTTGCATCCCATTCACACCATCGACCTCCTTTATTACAAAAAGATGTTTGCCTATCTTAATAACAAAGCAAACGTTGATAAAGAAGAGGACCAAGAACTCAGTCCGCAATTTGTAATGTCGTTTGTCGAACGCGCCTTTGCGTTTGTTGAGGAAGTCTATAACAGCAGCAACACGTTCCACCTCGATGGCTTGCAGCAAGTTATCGCGGAAACTGGATTCGTGGGTGAGTTGGTTGATTACGTTGAGATCGAAATTGCTAAGCTTCGGGAGAAAACGCTTCATGCAGGTTGGGATCCACGTATCAAAATCAAAGTCACCGAACGCCGCATTGCTTCTGCTCAACAGATATTAATGTACAGCATGGATCTGGACGCAACGCACGAGGCGATGACAGAAGAACCAGTCGTAGAAGTTTATGACAGTGCCTTCACTGATAAAGACATTATCGACAACCCAAGCGTGGACCAAATCAATGACTGGTTCGACAGAGAACTACAATCCAAGAAGGCTACAAAAGACACTTGACCTTCGCTCGTTCGACAGCGTAATTGAGAACGAATTAGCTAGACGCATTCCATTTAGTCTGGGGGAAACACGGTCAATTTATTTCATGCCGGCTATCTACCAGCGATTGGCCAACGAGCTTTCCTATTATAAAGGAACGTTCTACTGCAAGCAGCGTTACGACACCAAAGCTTTCCGCACGGCTTACCAACACGAAGATCAAGAAGAAATTATTGATGAACTGGGTTGTGAATTAAGTATGCGTTTGTGTGCTTTGTTAGGCGTAACACGACTGCAGTACGGTGTGCGAATTGAATTCATAACGCATAACCAATGGCTGATTAACTACATCGAGGAGCACTGATGATTACTCAAAACCTGTATGTTGGCAACTTGATCTCTGCCATCAATCAGTTTACAGACGTAGGAGATGACGTCTGCGAGTGGGGCGAATGGATGGTGAGTTATGCAGTGGACTGCGCGATATCCAACAAGATCCCTGACTACCGTGAAAAACTCATCGGTATTGCGGGTGAAGAGTTCGCTGATGAAATTCTTTCTGACCACATGCGTGATTTCCGCCGCATTGAACTTGCTGTTCGTAACTTGAAAGATGATTTCTTTGATTATAGCGTAACGTCCCTCGGCGTTAACTTCGTAGGACATTAACATGCAAAACCGACTGGTTTCTGTTCTTAACCTGGTTCGTGACCTGAACCTGGCACTGGGTGACAATACCGGTGAAGAAATCCTCTGCAACTTAGTAGGGGAAATGGTGCACAGTCGCAACGTCGATCTGGACGCCTACTTCAAAAAGGTGTTTGAAACCGAATGGGTTCGCCACAAAGTTCTGATGGATCTGCGTCCACGTTTAAATACGTTGGCGTATCAGATCAATGTGATGAAAGATAAATTTACTGTAAATTCATATAGTGTCAGCAATTTAGGAGCAACGTTCTATGGCGAGCAATAAAAAGCGACATGACATTACTGTCGCCTTCCCTGTTAACACCAACCTCGAAGATTTCGTTTTCCACTATGCTGCGCTGTTTGCTGCCCATGGTGTGAAACACAATCTGCCGGCCTGCACCAGTCCGCACACTCGACTCACCAATGCGGTGAAAGAGTCACAGGATCGTTTACTGCGCGACTTCCAAATGGTGAACGATCGTCTGTACCAGTGGAAGAACGAAGTGCACCTCAATGGTGACATCGAAGTAGTCGAAATGAAGGTGACAGGCAATTCTGTGCGAATCAGTTTCAACATCGGAAAATAAGCCATGCAATACACGCTCCTTAACGACACCAAGCTGTGTTACTTAAAGCTGTGGGAGTTGCTTAAAGATGACGACGCTTTTGTGGATACTCCGGTTGTGTCCGTTAAGGAAGAGTGGTTTTACCAGAAACTCGACATGGCAATTGAACGTGCCATGAATCACGGTGAGTCGTCTCCGTTGTATGAGGCGATTCTCATGCCAGTGCAACATCTGGCAGAAAGTGACTCGGTGCTGGTAGAACCCACGTTATCTTTGCAGCTTGCCTATTCGTTGGATATCGGTGATCAGGTAATCAACCTTCCCTATATTCGCTACAACATCACCCTCATCGTTAAATAGGAGCTCCAATGATCACCGTAAATGAAGGTGACATCGTTGACTTCAGTTTGATGACCGACACAATTCTGGGAGGTAAGCGCACGGGTGTTACTGTGACAGCCCCTCCCATGAGTTACAGTGCGGCATCCAGACTGGATCCCAACCTGAACAACAAGCACAAAAACATGTTTCCCTTCTTTCGTGAAAAGGTAGACAATGTTGATGATCCGGCGAAGTACAAATACTTTGCGGTAGAGAACGCCAATGGCACGATGGAGGTTATCGGCGTGCCGTGGGTAATGGATACTACCTACAAACCTATTCTCACACGTGAGGTCACTTATGTGATTCACAACTTCCGTGAAGAATGGCGTTCGACCATCGAGACGATGTACAAAAACCTCGGTGCGACATTTACCTCACTCGATAACACGGATGTAAAATAAAGGTAAATTATTACTGCTATTCCCATGGTAGGGAATAGCAGTTTAACTTTTATTTTTTTCTCTGAGGTATTTGTGGAAACGACAATTAATCCATTTAAAAATGCCGACTATACCGCAGACCGAGATTTTCTTAAGTTCTACCATGAGCAAATAGCGTACTACCTTTCACATCATTATAAGACCTCATCGGCCAAGATGTTGAAGTGGGTGAAGCATGTTTTCAAGGTAAATCAGAACGGCTTTAATGAAGTTAAATTTAAAGTATTAGAGAAAAACAAATACGGCGACCGTGAAGTCAAAATCAAAGGTGCGCGAGAATTCTTCGCGGGTGTAGAGGAAAAGAACTTACACCTTAGCCCCTCGTTTGTAGGTTATACTAACTACGACGAATGTCCGTCAGTCAACGCCCTGGGTACCGAGAAGTACATTGCAGATCGCGGCAAATATAAGAAGCTGCGTAGCAAGGCCAGTCTTGAGAAAGACGACTACGGTTATAAAACGTATAACGAAATCCAGAACGCCTTGAAGATCTTTAACAACGCGCAGTCTGGAGCGATGTCATCAAACGGGACACCGATTCGTAACAAGTCGGGACACACTACGTTAACCAGTACCTGTCGTACGGTAACGTCAACCGTGAACTTAATGAACGAGCGTCTGTTGAACGGCAACCGACTCTTCATTAACTATAAGAAAACATTGCAGCACATGGTGGCAGTGCTACGATCAACGGACTTCCCGAAACTGCTTGCGACAATGGAGCGGTTGAAGATGGTTCACGCCACCGTAGATCAGGTTATGGATATGATCTACCGTTGCACCAAGTATTATTGGAGCAACAAAGAGAACTACGCCAAGCTGCGTGAATTCGTGGAGATGTTGAATCCCGAAGAGCGTACCGCGGTTCTGTGTATCGGTGACTTGCAAGGTTTGTTCGTCACTAACCACAATGTAATTCGTGAGTTCCTGGATGACTGGATGAAGGTTCCAGAGATTCCAGAAGGGAAAACCAAAGACGACTTCATTGCGCCGTCTGATGGTGACTACTACACGCTGTGTATCACGAAGATCGGACAGGAAAGTTCTAAGCTTGAACTCAATGCGTTGAACCAATATCATCTCGACGTTGAGAAGAAGTGGTTTGACTTTATTGAAGTGTTCTTCAAAACCAAAACAGCGGTGAGTGATGTTTACTCCGTGACTGAGATGGTGCGTGAAGCAGTGCTGACCTCAGATACCGACTCCTCTATTTATAGTGCGGACGATATCTGTAATATGTACGGCGGAACGCCAGAAGCCATGATCAAACTGAACGGTGTGTTGACGTACTTTATTCGCCTGATGGCGATTCATCAGCACGCACAGCTCAGCAAGAACATGAACGTTTCTGATCGTAACCTCTATAACCTGAACATGAAGAACGAATACCTGTTCGGTTCATATGTTACCACGCTGATGTCCAAACACTACTATGCAACTCAGCTGATGCAAGAAGGTGTAATGCACTCCAAGATTAAAATGGAGATCAAGGGCGTTCACCTGCGTTCGTCAAAAGTGGCCAAGGTTATTAAAGACTTTGCTCACAAACTCATGCGCGACATTCTCGATGTGATTTATCACAAACAGAAGATGGATCCTTCTACACTGTTGTATAATGTAGCGGAACTGGAACGTATGGTTATCGACGGCATCAACGGGGGAGATTGGGTGTGGCTCAGCAAGCAAACCATCAAAGACAAGGAAGTGTATTCCAACCCAGAAGGCAGCATCTATCAGTACCATGAGTTGTGGGAAGAAGTATTTGCTGACAAGTATGGCGCGGCACCACCAATCCCGTATGTTGGGGTTAAGGTGAGCACAGACTTGACCACGAAGGCGCGTTTGGAAGAGTACCTGGATCTGTTGGGCGATTGCGAAATCAAACATCGGTTGAAGGCGTACTTAGAGGCGAGAGGCCAGGATAAGTTAACAACGTTCTACGTTCCAGTTGACAACCTCCTGACAATTCACACCATTCCGCAGGAGATCATTAAAGGCACAGACACCCGTCGTATCGTGAAGCAGAACTTGAAATCTGTGTACGCGGTATTGGAATCTGCGGGCTTGTATATCTCCAACAAAAACATTACTCGTCTGGTGTCCGACGAACATTAAAACAAACATAATACTATGTGTAGCTACTGGCATTGCCAGTAGCTATTATTTATGCGTTCATTAGGTCAAGTTGTTTTAACATGGCGATAGCGTGTTTACGGAAATCAACATCATCAATCTGTTTCCAGCGGTTTTCTACCAGCGGAGCAAAACGCTTTAAGGTTCCGGCGATGCTGTTGGGGGTATAGCTTAACTCATTGCACAGCGCGAAATAGATCTGATAATACTTAACCGCATTGAGCTCAAATCCCCAGATAACATTCGGGTTGTAATTGAGGTCGTACTGTTGAGCATTGAAGAAACCTACCAGCTCTGGCGTGAGTTCAGTTTCCAGATAGTTTTGCAACAGCTGATGGGTTTTCCAGGTACTGGCTTTCATGCTCTTAACCTGATAGGTCAGCATGGCGGTCAGTCCTTTACGCACGCCCACGATGTTGAAGTCCAGCCCTTCACCTTCCAGCAGTTCACTGTAGCCCACACGATTTACAATGTGCGCGTGCAGTGCATTGAAGTAAGCGAGTTGGTTATGCTGCAAACCAAACTTGGGCGTCACAATGTTTGCCAGATAGTGATGGATGCCGTGACCGTCATACCGCGGGTCATTCATGTACTTCCACCAACCCACAGCCAGTTCCACAATGTTAATGCCGATATAGGCAAAGTCATTGCTGTAGTCAAACTGCTGAACACGTTCCCGTTCTGCACTGGGGTTATAAGTCCAGTTTGTCAGGGTAGAGTAAATAGGAACCAGGGGATTCAACTCCATGAGTTCCAGCTTAGAGAGGTCGCGAGTTTTTTCTAACAGGCAGAAGCATTCTGTACAGCCACCGTAGAACAAGGTATCTTTGTGCACGCCTTCACGGTTACTGTTAGAGATGATCTTGAACGCAGAACATAAAGAGCGACTGCGGAACTTGGCGTAGGTCATCACGTACTCCAATGTCCACGTGGGGTCAACAGCCAACGTTTGCAGTAAGCCAACCAGCATGTTCTGGTTAAACAGATTCAGGTTCTTTTCACCAATACGCTTCCACATTTGGCGAACGTTGTAATTGTTATTACGAACGATGTCATTAATGAGCGGGTAACGCATTGGGGAAAGTCGTGAACTGTCTGTCGTATCGACTAAAATAGTTTGCATAATTTTTTACCAGCATTACCTATTATATGTACACACATGCGGGCAACCGTGTGGGCCTCGGGGTTACACGCATATTTCGTTATTCACATAACATTTTGCACTCCCCAAAAATATTTCAAGTCTACATTACTAGAGTGTATAAACCATAATGATATTTCATTGACTGTATATCTTATTGTGTTTCTACATTCGAATGTAACAAGAAACCTTAATTAATCCAATAGTAGATAATGGAGAAGTACAATGGGCGTTAACCAAAACAATGGCGGTAACAATGCGTGGGAAGACAACGGCGACAACGGTCGTTCCAACGATAACCGCAACACCCAATCAAGTGGGCTGACGAGCCTGCTGGGTCTGCTGGGTCAAACCTCTTCGACCTTCACCGGTCGCGCTATTCCGGAAATGAACAAAGTTCAGGAAGAGCTGCAGAAAGTTTTCAAACAGCGTGGCGAAGATCGTCTCAATACGCTGAAAGCAAAAATCGTCCCGGGCATCGATCTGATCGATCCGAACGTTTCTCCGATTCTGCCGGGCCTCGTGCTGTGGCTGAAACAAGAGAACACTATCTACATCGCACCGTTCCTGTTCTACGCTAAGAACATGATCGTTGACGTTGAAGAAGTGGTGATGTACACCGCACAAGCTTCACACCGCGTAAACGTACCGCGTACTCCGTCGGCGTACATTGACAAGCGTCTGAACCACGAGCTGGTCAACACGTTCAAAACCAACCACGGCAGCTCCCTGAACATCGTTCAGATCGCGGCCGGCGTAATCAACCTGGAACTGTACGGCGACATCCGCAACGATGAGAAGCGCGTTGTTGACAAGATCCAGGCGTACATGGACCGTGAGTGGGAAACTGGTATTCTGATCGAACTCGTTCGTCAGACCGCTAACACTCCGAACGCCAAGCTGCCGTCTCCGTTCTTCGGTAACCAGCCTTACGGCGCGAACGGTACTGCTGATGCGCGTATCGCTGCAATCACTACGCCGGTTCACGGTGAAAACGGTGTCATCCTGCCTGCCAACATGGAAGTAGCGGTGGTTACCACTAACCCGAACCAGTACGGTCAGAACAACCCGAACTCTGACTCTACTCCGCGCGAAGTCTGCCGCGTTCACGCGAACGTGTCTCTGCTGCCGGTAAACCACGGTGAGTACCTGACCAACATCCGTCGTGCCAACATCAACCCGCTGGGTCTGGGTGGTCCGATGAACGATGGTTATCGTCCGTTCCGTCCGTGTATCGCACTGAACAACGCGATCGCTGGTCCGCAGATGAACTCCAACGGCGGTATCATTCCGTTCCTGATGGGCCTGTACGTGCTGATGTGTGCGAACAACCGTTACGCCTTCGCTGACGTTCTGCGTCGTCCGAAGTGCGGTGTGCGTGGCAACCTGGCTAACCTGGAGCCGCGTCTGGACAAACTGTTCCAGGACAACCACATCCCGCGTATCGTTGGTCAGAACAGCACCAAGCTGGACAGCAAAACCATCATCGATATCGAGCTGGTTAACCGCTGGATTCAGCAGCACATCATGCAGCAGGCGATCTTCACTGTGCCTGTGCTGCCTACCGGCGCCAACTCAGCTCTGACCAAACTGCTGATCGATCTCAATAACCCGACCACTCGTGCGGATGCGGTTAAAGCGATCATGTCTGCAGCGGATGCCATCTCCAACAACGCTTTCTCTAAAGCGGCGGCGGCGAACTCTGGCACCGAAGGCAAAGGCTGGAACCCAAGCAAGCCGATCTACCACGCATCTAACATCCTGGTCGTCGACGGTACTGCGCGCTTCAACGGCGAGCTGTTCAACCTGGGCGAACTGGACGAGATGTCGGTACATCACTTCGCTGGCCCGAACGGCGGTGCGAACGCAGACGTGTTCCTGCGTACCATGTATCAGCAGAACGATCGTGAAAACCTCAAAGCTCGTCAGCAGCGCCTGCGCATCATGCTGACCGAAGCGATGAACCTGACCGATCTGGAAATCAACGGCTTCGGTCGTGTAGCTGTGATGGACCCAGGCTTCATGAACCTGCTGGGTACTGTGTTCTCTTCTATCGGCACGCTGAACACCAGCTCTATCTCTGGTAACTTCATGAACAACGAAGCAATCTTCGCGCCGGGCACTTCTCTGGCAGTTGATTACGTCGCTGGCGTGAACACCAACCAGCAGGGCGGTGCAAGCTGGGATGCTTACGGCGTTATCGGATAACACTGTAGGTTAACCACAAGGACAGGTGAGTTGGGGGGAAACCTCCAACTCATTTTCCTCTTCTTTATTTTTTATGGTGAAATATGTTTCCAACTCCGTCTCCTGAACTCGAAAGAGTGATCTCTAAACTGACCTCTCCTGATTTGGTTGATGTTAACCCAATCGCTAAGTTCCGTGAGTATGCAAAAGGTGTTGAACATCGTCTTCCCGATGATTTGAAATTTATGTCACCGCATTACCCTGACTTTGAGGATTACAACTATCTTCATGATACGTCGGAATCTACCCCGATCTATCTGAACGATTATGACCTCAACATTGAAGAAGATCGCTCTCGGTTAGCTGAGTTGACCCGTATGGAGTTCAACGGCAATACCTTTATGCAGGTCGCACAATGTAGTCCGGGTTGCGGAACGCTGAAAGGTAACTACCTTGTGGGTAGTGGCATCAGCTGTCCAAACTGTGGTAACACGGTAGAACTTCATTATGACAAACAGCATGAAGTCGGCCTGTGGATTAAAACTCCTGAAGGCGTTGACGCATTCGTGAGTCATTCTTTCTATAACACGTTCTTCTCTTCTATCTGTGTGGTGAAACAAGGTTCCCAGCGCATTATCATTGCGCGCTATTTCATGGACCCGACCTATCGCCGCGAGATCAAGAAGAAGCACGCCGTTACAGAAATGTTGCTGTTGAACATTCTCAAGGAACTGGGAATCGACGATATCAGCATGAATGGTTTCTATCGCAATTGTGAATTGCTCATGGCCTACTTCCTCACCGGCCCTGGTGCAAAACACACGGGATTAAAAGAACGATCGCTCGAAGCCTGGACATTCTGGAACCGATTTAAGCACAAGGCATTCTTCAACTACCTCAAAGTACCGAGCCGCTTCTCCACAATTCTGGAGCACAACGAGCGCGGCACCTGGGGTGTAGAAGGACAGCCGGAAACCAAACAGATCTACTACACCATCGCAGGGTGTAAACGATCCAGTGAGTTCTACCAACTTACTGAGCAGGACAAACGCCGAAACTGTGGTATCGTGGGCGCCAAAATCATTGAGCTCACCGATATGTATATGAAGAAGTTGAACCGACGCAACATCTTCCACAAAAAGGCAATCAGTCGTAAACACATCTGTTCGGGTAACTTGCCTGTAACAGGTCGTCGTGTTATCACCTCTATCACAGGGTTGATCGATCCTAACAAGATCGTGGTGCCGTGGAAGCTGGCTGTGTCGGCACTGGCAGTACACATCACCAACGAGCTTTACCGCAGAGGGTTTACGCCACTCAAAGCAATGCGCCATCTCAACATCACCGCCTACAAAGTGGATGACGTTGTTGATGATTTCCTGCGTCGCATGGAAGAGCAGCGTAAGATCCTGGGTAAGTCTCACCGAAATCCATCAAACGAATATCTGAGTATCAAAGCGTTCTGGGTTGCTGTGAACCGCAGTTTGGATGACGAAAGTCTGAAGATCTCGATTCTGGCATGTCCGTCGTACAACGCTGACTTCGATGGTGACCAGATGCCAATTCGTTTCTGTTTGGATAAAGAATCAAAAGCGAAAGCTTATGGTTCGTTCGGCCATCACCAGACCCTGGATAAGAATGTTCCGTTCCGTGTAAGTGGACTGGCGGGCATGCCGGCTACCCACCTCATGAACCTGAACATGATGATGCATGCGATTAAACCGGAATTGGATAATGAACAGCTCTGATCTTTTTGCATTTGGTATTTCTGGTTCGCAGACTGAACAGTCTATCGGCCAATACCAAGCCTTCGTTAACCAAAGCAATGCCGTCGCACCCTCCGGTATTTCCTCATGGCTGAAAGACAAAGTTGACGGGTTACAACAGAACTTCATAGGTTTTGTTAATTCCCGTCTGTGGGAGTACTCAACACGCTTGCTGGGTGAAGGCAGTGGTGAGTACGTGGGTCGGTTTGATATCGGCTATCTCAGAACCATTGAGGGTCTGCAGAGCGCCGAAGGTCTGATGCAGAACTACATCATGGCAAACCCGAATGTGATGAAACTCTATCAAGATGACATCATTGAAGGTTACGGCGGTAACTTCTCTCCGCTGTGTAAAGGCATTGGTCGGGATAACTTGTTCTTCCGTCAAGCCACTAATGGTGTAACGCGTCAAGAAGGTGAAGGCGAAGATCGTCACTGGCTTCGCACCCACTTCCAAGACTCAATCGGTAATGCGTTGAGTTTCCGCGAACGTGTGGACATCCAAAAAACGTGGATGGCAGTGGATCACCATATCGCAACAACCTATCTGGACATTACCAGTCCGTTGGGCAAAGCGCGTAAAGACCACGAAACCGAAACCAAAGAAATGTAAGCTCAACTACTGCCTCCTCACCGGGGCAGTAGTTTCATTAGGAGTTGTTATGGAAGTACAGAACGTTGAATATGAATTCTCGCAATCCTGCACCACGGCTATGTTGCGCCATGATCCCTCTGCACCTTTGCGTTTGGCGAAGCTGTGGTACAAAGACGGCAGCAAAGAAGGGCGCACTTGCGACATCGAAATTGGCGACGTGGAATCGCGTATCAAGAAAGGTGAGTTCTTTGTACAGCGTCAGTACACACTCTCTATGCCAATGAAAGGTTTCAAAGCCGAAGTCTCTGGCAGTATTGATACGGACAATGATATCCATACATGCGATATCGAAATCTTACGCCAAACCGCCAATGGATGGGAAGTGGTTGCTGATCCCGTCTATACACTGACTCTGTTTTATTAATCGAATTTGGTTCCCTCGTGGTGAGGGAGCTTTAACCCAGGAGTAAAGAAGTATGAACCCGAATGACGTTAGTACCGTAATCTGTTATCACCACGATCTTCCTCGCATACAGGAAACGTTTGGTGAGGGTGTTGTTTTCCCGAAAAATGTTACCAACATTGTGGCTGTTGACGGCACAAGTCGCGCTGTTCTTAAAACCACGCTGCTGCGTAACAAAGAAGGTTTTTCAGGTAAACCGGTGATCAGTTCAATGATGCTGAAAGGTATCAAAGAAAAACCGTTAACACCTGAGCTCTCCATTAAACACGGTGAAAGCAACCGCGTCGTTGCCAAGTTAGACTTTGGTGACGTCAGCTTTACGCAGGTGTTCACTCGCTTCCCTAAAGACCGCCATTGTGAATCGGTGTTCTTTGGCGGTAATCTGCTTGACGTGACAAGCCACCGCTTGTACCAAACGTACTTGCACCGTGAGGCCGTGATGAACAATAACAGTCTGATACCTGTGTTATCTCCACGGTTTGTAAGAACAATGCTGCGTCAGCCGGTGTTTAAAATCCTTGGTCCGCATCGTGAAATTCATTACGAAGTTGTTCGCGAAACCACCAATCAGCATGTTGAGAAAATGAAGGACTCAGGCTTGATTGTTAAGCGCACCACTGTATTCTTTAATAAAGAAAGGAAAGAACATATTGAAATGATCGTTATCTCTGCCCTAGGCAGCTTCCGTGTTTTCGAAGGCGAACATACCAACTTCGAAAAAGAAACCAAGACGGGTTATGTATTACTCACCGACCCAGTTAAGCCAACTAAAAAGTTAGCTTAATTCAAGGCGTTAAATCGCTTATGAGTAAATAGTTCAGGTACCCTCATTTGAGGGTGCCTTTATTATCCCCTTTATTTTTTGTCTAAATTTAGATTACAGTTTCTTTCAAACCTATATAGTTAGGGTGTATAAGAAAACAATAATGTTTTCTGACATTTAACTTTAATAGGATATCATCATGGAAAACATCAACACTACTGCTGCTAACACTACTTCTGAAACTGTTGTTGAAGTTACTGCTGAGCAGGCAACTCTGAAAGTCGGTGAAGGTGCAACAATGGTTGAGAAAGAAAAGAGCTGGATGAATGCACCAACTGTTGCTGCGCTGGCAGCTGCGAGTACTGCTGCAATCACCATGCTGGGTAAACGCGATCTGAGCATCGGCGCTGTAGTTGGTGCTGCGGCTGGCGTCGGCACTGCATACCTCGGCACCAAATGGCTGAGCGAAGCAATCGGCGTTGAAGATCACGCGCTGGGTAAAGCAATGGGTTTGTTCGTGGGTATCGATCTGGGTTACGCACTGACCAACCTGGGCGGTAAAGTTCAGGCGCAGTATGTGATCGAAGAGTCAACTCAGAACTACCTGTAATAAATGCAACATCGGCAATAAGGGCTGCGTCAATATAGATGCAGCTTAAACTTTTAAAACAATATAGATAATGGGGTTACACAATATGAACATGAATAAAGCAATCGCAGGTATCAAAACTGTTTTCATCAAACCGGAATTCACTACGCTGGAACAGCGCTTTGAAGATCAGTTGGAAATTCACATTGAGCCTTACGCAGAGCTCGGTGAAAAGCAGTTAGAGATTCTGCAAGCCATTGCAGACGACGCGCCGTTTATTGATGAACACACTCTGCGCGCAGGCAAAGTTCCAAACCCGTACAACTTCTACGCGTTCTACAAGCGTGGTAAAGAAACGTACATCTGCCCGGTACACGACTTTAAACAAACCTGTCTGAATCCGCTCTCTATGGAAGAAGACGCAGTACTCCTGGGTCGCTGGTCAGTGGGCGGATCAGTAAGTGCGGCGCGTTTGAAAGATCTGGTAAAAGAAGGTTACCTGGTCGGTTATGCGATCAAGCGTTAATTGGTAAAGGGAGCTTCGGCTCCCTTACTTCTTTCTTTTATTTTTTGTTTTCTCATGGCAACTTTATGTAAACAATTAACTCCAAGGACAATTACTATGTTTTGTGTTGGCACTCTGTCCAGTGATACGGGATGGGAAACCAAATCCGTAGATAACGCCATGAGTAAGCATTTTTACTACTGGTTTGTGTCGCGTGAAAACCAAAGTCGCATTATCTCTAAAGTCCCGAGCTTTTATAAGTTGTGGAAAGACTACGGAGAGAAGCAAAACGAAATGGTGTCTAACACGCAGACCTATTTAACTTCCTACATGCAAGAACTGTTCGATGACGTCACGGTTACTGTTAACGTTGAGGCTGTCGACAACAGTATTTCTATGTACCGTTTACTGGTATCCTGCATTGTTAACTATCAGGGTACTCGCTACAGTTTGGCGAAAGTTGTTTCTGTTCGCCCAGACTCTTTTAATCTCCTCGACAAACACAGGTTAGGAACATGAACGCAGATGAATTTTTGGGGATGTCTCCCGAGCACCAAGCGAAGATCCGCAGCAGCTTTGATTTCTTGAATCAGCTGGATGTGCAGAACATCGGTGGTACGGACTTCCTCACTAAAGACGGTGTGCCGCTGAATGCGCTGCGCATGGTCAAAGAAAGTGATTTCGTAAAAGAGTGGCTGGTGCCGTTTGCACTGAACAATACCGCAACGCGCAACAACTACTTCAACTTCCCGAAATGGGGCGAGCTCAGTAACCAACACACCATGTGCGTGCTGGTTGTTGACGACAACGACTCCAGCAAACGCCTGTTCGTGGTGAAACCGCTGGCCAGTTATGAGATGTCTCCGCAAGAGCGCGAGATCATGCGCCAAGCCACAGCTGCGCTGCAAACCAGCATCCAAACCACATTGGATGGTCAAGAGCCGGAACTCTCATCCGATCGCATCGTGGAAACCGCCAAGCAGTACATCACCAACGATGTCAACACGCCGATTCATGAACTCATTCCAACCGAGTTCTACCACAAACACGGTCTGTATGTCACTGCGCTGCGCGAAGCCGTTTGGGTGCGTGACGAATTCCTGGAAGGCAACATGAGTCGTGAAGACTTTAGTCGTTTCCTGGAGATTCGCACCAAGGAAGAACGCGACGGCGTAGCAACTCGCGAAGAGTACGAATTCATTCGTTCTTTCGTGCCGCACTTTGAAATCCCGGAAGACAAACTGGCTGCTCATGGCGATAAAGGCGGACAAGTGAAAAATAACGGTGATGACAATAATACTGTTATTGATCCCATGTCTTGTTAAGGAGCGCTGATGCGTCTGCTGTCTTGTTCTGATTTACACACTTGCCACCGACGCACACCCACTGCTCACATTTTACGCAACATGTCTCGCTTTTTCTACACGGATGTAGATTTAGCAAACGTTGATTTAATTCTGATCAGTGGAGATGTGTTTGATCGGTTCGTCGACAACGACAACCCTGACTTCCTGTTGACCTTGGAGTGGTTTAAACAGTTCTTTGTTAAGTGTAAACAACACAACGTGATTGTGCGGTTCACCGAAGGTACGACCCTGCACGATTGGGGGCAACCTCGCCACATTATGTTTTCTGTTGAAGAAGGCACGAATGTCAAGTACTTTGATGAGATCGCCATTGAAACCATCGAAGAGCTGAATAACCTCACCATCATGTATGTGCCAGACAACATGTCTGACAAAACCCCGGACGAGATCTGGGAACGTGCTTTGCAGGTACTGACTGCTGCACAGTTAGACAAGGTTGATCTGATTGCTTTCCACGGTGGGTTCTACTGGCAGCTTCCGGAAAAAGCGCGCAAGCATGCGCACATGGAAGACCGCTGGAAAACCATTGTGAAGTACGGGATCTTTTCAGGCCATATTCATATTCCGGGTTCCTGGGAAGACATCATTTATAGTAACGGTTCATTTGACCGTATTCGTCACGGTGAAGAACATTCCAAAGGCGCATGGATTGTTGACATTGATCAGCAGAAAGAGATCAAGACAACGCGCTTCTGGGTTAATGAATTTGCCATGCCTTACCGCAGTGTTCGTGTCAGTATTGATGACTTGCCGGAATCGATTGTGTTATCGGTTAAGCATCTGCTGCAAAGCCAGAAGTTTCCTGTGGGTTCGCAGTTCCGTATTCAGGGCGGACATAAATCGGTGGTGAAGCCGATCATTAGTTCGCTGGTAAAAGAGTACCCTGATTATGGTTTTGCGGAAGACTCCGAAGATGATGAAGTATTGGTTGAACAAGATCTCTTCCAGACTTCAGATTATAAAGGTGTTGCGGTAACACAGGAAAATATCTTTGGTCACATTGAGCCTGACGTGATGGGTAAATTGGCGGGGTCAGATATTACACGTGACGAAGCGCTGGACGTATTGAAGGAATTCTTATGAGAACCTTAGGTGCGTTTAATATGTCGGTGGGAACGTCGATGGCATTGGAAAAAGATGCCATTGATGAGATCACTGTAACGAATACGTTTCTGGTTAACTTGCGTACTTTGGTGCGCAACGTTATTCAGAGCTATGCCGCTGACGATATTATTGACGCAGAAACCGTGATTAAAGACACCAAGTCTGATCTCACGGAGCTGGCGAAGTGGCTGGCTGCTGCTGTAGGGCGTCGGAGTTTGGTATTCACGGTTTACTATCCGTCTTACAAATCACTGCGTTCTGTTTACAGCAAAGCAGATCTGGTCACCGATGAAACCCGACGGGAAAAGGCGCGACAGCAGAACAACTTGATTGAGAAAGTTTGTTTGAAGCTGTGCCAAGAGTTCCCACAACAGATCACTAAAACGGATACACAACTTCCGAAGTTTGGTGGTCGAGGGTTGATTATTACACATCACGTTGTTGATCTCACGATGACGACATCAACGACGCGATTAAAACTTTTAGAATCACACACGGGTACAGCTAAACCGTACACCAAGTGGTATACGAAATTAACCGGAGGTAAAGACCTTTTCTACATGCCGTTTAATCGACTCAGCATTCAAGTCTTTGGGGATAAAGCCACAAACTTTTATTCATCCTCTATGGGTCTGAAGAAGTTGATTGAAGATCTCGCCATTGCGAAACAATGGAACTCTGGTACAAGTTACTCCAAAGTCCGTTCCGACATTAACGGGCTGCCTCCTGGCATTACTAAAGCGGGCTTGAAGTTATTACTTTAAAACTGCACACCCTTTATATATGTAGACTTATAACCGAATTTTAGAAATTACAAGGATTAGATCATGTCAGATTTCCAGCGCCCGCAAAACCAGTCTCGTCCGAAGACCATGCTGAACGATTATTCTCAGCCGCACCCGGAAACCGAACAACCTCTGCAAGGTGCCAAGCACAACGGCGCACTGCGTTTTGAACAGAAAGTCAACGGCGATATCGTCCTGCGTGTGTTCGACGGTATCTGGAGTCAGGAAAAGCGTGTTACTCGTGAAGTCACGCTGAACTACAACGAACGTGGTGTGCTGTTTGATACCATTCGTCAGGCGGCAGATATCAACACTCCGTTCTCTTCTGCGCAGCTGCCGATCAATCAGCAGGCGTGGGTTCGCGGCAACGACGGTAAAAGCAAACGTACCGACGAGCCGGTAAACAGCTGTAACTTCATCATCTCTCGTGATGAGAAAGGTCGTGTTACACTGACCTATCAGAAAGGCGACTACAGCTTCAAAACTGTATTCCGTATGGCGAACGTTGCGGCAATGCGCGTTAAGAACGCCGACGGCACTACCAGCGAAGACTTCGGCATGCCGAGCCGCGCTTCTGCTCGCGCCTGGTGTAACTTCCACGAAGAACTCCTGAACGATCTGGAGTGGAAAGCCTGGAAACCGAAAGGCGGCAATAATAACAATAACTCCAACGGTGGTGGCGGTAATAACAACTGGCAGAACCGTAACAACAACAATGGTGGTGGCAATGGCGGCGGCGCGATGGCAGCAACCACGCAGGAATTCGATGACGATATCGAATGGTAATAGCCAGACCTAAATAAATAGGCAGCCTAGGCGGGGGAAACCCTGCCTAGCTATTTATTTTCAGACCTACATTATCTAACTAGTATAAACGTAAATAATGGAAAGTGAGGCACTATGTCTTTAAACATCTTTACCGTCCGTAACTCCAAAAAGAATTTTGATCGCTTAACAGTGGTCTGGGAGCAGGGTGAAGAGAAGCGCCATCTGCACTTCATGGGTAAGGGGTCGATTAAATTAGCCGAAGTTAAAAAGGAAGACAACGATGCGGACATGGAGTTATTTGCTCCGCTGAACAGCTATTTCGAAATGGCGCTGTCACCTGAACAACAGAAGCAGCTTTTTGATTTATATCAGCGCGGCGCAGATATCATTGAAGACGGTGAATTCGTCTCCTATGAAAAAGAGATGCGTCGCATTGAGCCAGTAATTCATGACATCCTGAGCTTGGTAAAACCTCAGAACCTCATGAATTACTTTGAGCATTCATCGAAGTTCATGGTGATCCCCAAAGACCTCAAGACCACCACTGGTCACGGTTACTATCCGCGGGAAACCACCTTCATCGTAGAAGACTACGTGAACATCGTGAAGGCGACGTTTTTAATTCGTACTGTGTTTCCTATTTTCTTCGGACTGCTTAGTCGACTGGAATCCTTTACTGGCTCCAGCTATGCCGAGCTGCTCTGCGGAACGTTACTGCGCAGCAACAGTGTCATCACTGAAACCGCAGCGTGGAAGCGACTGGAGAGCTACGTCAAGCACTCCTTTATGAAGAACACGCAAGCTGATGCATCAATTCAGGTAGGTTCCACAGAACACACCATCGCGATGATTCTCAGCCGTATCGTCTTTAACCGTTTGTGTGTGGCAATCATTCCGGAAACTGAAAAAGGCAAATCCATTATCAATGCGATTTCCTCTGAAGTTAAACAGTTTGAGAACAACAACAACGGCTACCGTAAGAAAGAGAGCTACGGTGACGAAGACGACAACAGCTCGTTCCTGGATGAACACCAGATCACCGAAGAAGTCCCCATGGCGAAAATCACGCAGATGGCGGAATACTTCTCCTTTGGTCTGCGCGATGAGAAAGATCAAGAACGTTTCACCAATCGTTTCAAACACCAGTGCTATGGCCTGGGTATCAAGAACGAGAAGCTGGTTGACATGATTTACGATCGTCTGCCAACGGTGTGGAACTTCCAGCTCACTAAACCGATGCGTACGTTATTACAAATGACGTTTGCCGGCGATGTGTCTGAGCGCATCTATGATCATTGTGATTATCTGCAACTCACCGCGGCAATCTGTTTAGCGCAGGTGCGGTTATCAGAAAAAGGTTACGTCTATCTGCCGTCTCTGCTGTGCGCACAGTTTGCACAAGACGGAGTACAATCCGGTAACTCATTCCTGACACTGAGCAATGAAGATCGCGCACGACTGGGCGAGCTCTGCGACGTGCAGTCAAAGAACAACGAAGGCGGCAGCTTTAATGAAGCAGCGCTCTACGTGAAGGAGTTCTTTGAGGAACTGGAGAGCAATCAGTGGGAAAGTAATTTGGAGTTTGGGATCCTGGGAAATCCTGAACTGTACAGCAAAGTTAAGAAAGGTGACATGTTCGACCTTGAAATCACGGTTGAAGTCAAAGCCGAAGTCATGCGCCTTATCAATGAAATCAATCAGTAAGTAAACGGGGACAGTGAAAGATGAGTGAGATTAGATTAAACCAGGTTATGATCGGTATCGGCAACAACGTACACGATCAGTTCCATCGTTCAAACCGTATTGACATTTTGGAAGACCTCGCCAACCGCGCCGCGCATGAGCGTTTCTCTGGCGGCATTACTCCGGCAACCATTGCACAGATGGGGATCACCGGCGGCGGCTTAGCAGCACAGCACTCTGGTCTGATTAACGTGGAAGGTGGCTGGAACCAGCGTCGTGGTCTGGCGATGTTACGCATGACCGTGGTAAACAATGCGCTGCAAGAAGACACCATGTCGGTACTGGGTTATCTTTCTGGCGGCGGCATGGCAATGGGTTCAATGGTGCCGGACGACGTACTCTTTATTCCGGTACGTAGCTGGACCATGTCAACGTCAGCAACTCAGGACGTTCAGTATATGCCGACCACGTCGCGCATGATCACTGAGACATCACAATTCCTGATGGCGGACCCGGAGATGATTCGTCAGCTTCGTACTATCCGTCCGGTAGACGTGATCACTCACGGCTTTGGTCAGGTAGCAGCTGAAGAAGAAGACAGCAACATTCCGTATGCTGGCTCAACCAACGCTGACCTGAACCATAACGGTGTGATCGTGTCTAAGGGCTCTAACCTGGATCCGCTGACCAACGCCCAAACCATCATGACGCATGCGGCACGTGTTTCTCGCCAACAGGTTTCTCATAACCTGCTTAGCGAAAACATGGCGATGAGCATGGGTGGGATTAGTGAGCAGGAGATCTTTGAACATCCGTTCCTGTCACTGATGATGTCTGCGCTGGGCATGCCGAGCTATCAGGGCTTTATCGGTTTTACCTTTGGTGAGTTGCGTCAGGTGTTCCAGGGCTTTGACACTGCGGTGTTGCCAGCCACTGACCGTAACATCGAAGCACACAACCATCAGCTCGACAGCGATGTGATGGGTGAAGTGAGCTACCACGAAAAGATCGCTAACGAACTGGCGTTTATCTGTATGCACGCCATGATCGATGTGGGTCTGGTGTTCCTGGAGTTCGCTGCGAGTAATACCTCTTCCAACATGGGTATCCTCAACGGCGACATTTACTTCAACCCTGGTATTCCGGCCGGCGTATTGCCAAACGACCCGAACCTGCAAAACCGCGTGGAATCTCTGAAGGACTATATCTCTTCTACGTTCTTCCAGAAGTATGCGGTAAAAGCGCTGGGCAATTCTACACCGATGGAAGTTGCGGTGAAGATGAACCTGTTCGGTGAGTGTGTGGTGGATATCGTTCTCAACGGTGACTACGCCAACTCCAAGAAGAAGGTGTTCCCGTCTTACACCATTAACCGCGCAAGTTCTAACCTGGCGACCGACGAAGCGCAGGAAAGCATGGCATTGCAATACGTCGACAACCTGAAGAATTACTTCATTAAATAAATTTCTAAAATACAGGATAACTCATGAACGAACTTAATCGTCTGTACGAATCAATTCTGCTGGCCTGGGGTTGTAAGATTGACCAAAGCGGCAAGATCACCTGCGTAATGCTGGGCAAAGAGTATCCGCTCCGCATCGACGGTAAAGATCTGCATCTGCCGATCTCCGAAGCACTGAACTCCGGCGCTGACCAGAAAGTGTACTTCCACCCAACCTGCGAAAGCATTATCAGTAAAGAGACTGAGGTCTTTAAGCTGAGCCGTCGTCTGGCTGGTATCCGTCTGCTGTCTGTGTTCCGTTCCATGATCCCGGTGCTGTTTGATATCTCAAGCCGCAAAGAGAAAAAGAGCTGGAACCAGGCCGTGTATGATGTCATCAGCCCGCTGGGTGTGGTGAAGAAAAGCGTGAAGGATGAAGTGTTCTCTATGCTGGCACGCCTGTCAGTGGAAGTAGAAGACAACACCGACAACCGCTTTATTCACTTCAAAATCACCAAGGGCGGCAAAGGCGAACTGGGCGAGCGTGTGTACTACAAAGCCAAGCCGAGCTTCCCGCTGTATGACGTACTGGTTCGTGAACTGGCGCGTTCCGAAGGCCAACCGAAGAACGCCACTATCTCGGTCAACAACTTCACTATGAGTCGTGAAGCGATCGAGCTGACTGTTCACCTGTTCCGTTCTATTCTGCCGGCAACGCAGAACCCGGATGCGCATGAGTTTGATGCGCTGGTGCCGGTCGCGGCGCGTTTCACTGCCTTCATGTACTGCTTCGGCAATGTTGCGGGTCAGCTGAACCGTGCACAGAACATGTTCCGCGGTGAGTTCGATAAGAAGTCGGTGTACAACATCGATGTGAGCTGGGAAGAACACCTGGAAGAGATTCCGGAGTTCTATCGTCAGGTGCCGGAACTGGACTACAACAGCCACAACGTGTACAAAGAAGGCGAGCAGCAGCAGAACGCGCTGGGCGGGAACATGAGCAATCTGTTCAACATCTCTACTCAGCAGCAGGCCGGCGTTCCAACCCAACACACAGCACAAACTGGTGAAGGCGAAGTCCGTGTTATCAACGGTATCGAATTCAACATGAAAGTGCCGACCATGTGGAACGGTGACCGCTACCTGCGTTCTGAACCTAACCTGGCACAGAACCGTGTGCATCACTATGCGATTGACATGAACCAGCAAACGGTAATCTACGTTTGTTCGCGCATGGGTAACTTCCTGCATCGTGAAAGCATGCAACAGTACGGCGCTTACGGCGCGCAGCCTTACGCTCAGCAGCCGTATGGTTATGCTCCGCAGCAGATGCCGCAGCAGCAGCTGTACGATCAGTACGGTCGTCCGGTCGTGGTTCAGCAGCCGCAGCAGCAATCTCCGTATGCAACCAGCTACGGTCATCAAGCACCTTCTGCAAGCACCGTTAGTAATGATGCTATTGAAAGTGCGTGGTAACAGCTAAGGTATAATAACTACTACTCCTACCCTCGCGGGTAGGAGTAGTATTATATATCTTTTTTTTTATTTAACTACGAACTGTATTACTACGTGATATAATACGGTCGATGGCGTCTGCATCAGGATAATACCATTTTTCCAGACGGCTGATATCTTGAAACGGAGTCTTGATACCAGTTAGGTAAGCACACACCCACCACAGTTTCGGCGGTACACCCTTCGCGCGCAAATAACCATAGAAGTCATTCTTAAAGGCGAACAACATACTGGTATCTAGCTCAACGGATGCTTGTGTGTTTGCGATTAGAAAATCGCGGTGACTGCGGATGAGAGTCTTAAACTCTTCGGTATAGTAGACGTCATTCTCAACGACGTTTGCGGTACTTAACGGCATGGTGTGGCTCCAATATACTTTCGAACCTATATTATCAGGGTAGTGATACACAAACTGTTAACACGTTAGTAGAGGATAAGTATGAAAAAGCCCAATCTCAAGTTGAGCAAGATCAATCAGATGCATCCTGATTTGATCGGCGTCAACACCAACCTCAACATCATGCCATATGGTGACTCAGCGTCACGTCTCTATATGGAAGGGAACATGGTGCCGAAGTCGGTTGTGGTAAGCGGTAACAGTGAACGTTTGATTACAACGGGGTTTGAAAAACAATACGGCGATACAGCACGTTCGATTCGCTGTCCGTCTGATATGACCGTAGAAGAAGTGTTCTACGTTCAGTCAACTCGCGGTGACGGTATTCTCACCGACGGCTGGAAAGAGATCTTTGTGATCTTTAAGAACGAAGACAAGAACTATTTCGACATTCTGGTTCTTCCTCGATTCCACACACAAAATACTTACGTTGGCTTTGAGTATGTCTACGACAAAGAGATGATGCGTCGCTTGAAGAAAGATGCGCCATTCTCTAAAGGTGAAGAGTTCGCCCGCTCACCGCGCGTACGCTCCAGCGGAGAGTGGAACTTCGCAACTGAAACCATCGTCTGTGCTATGTCCAGTCACGCTACCGAAGAGGACGGCATTCGCATCACCGACCGCTATGCTCGTGAAAAACTGCGCTGCATGTTTAAACATGAACGTGGCTTTGAGTATAACGAAACAGACTGGATTCCTCTGAACCTTTATGGAACAGAAGACAACCCACGTCCGTTTGCTCGCCCAGGCGAAACCATTCGCGAAGACGGCATTGTTATGGGCTTCCGTCGCCGCGCTGGTTGTAACCCGCTGATCTCTTTGACTAAGAAAGGTCTGATGCAGCCGGACTACCTGTTTGACAAACTGTTCTATGCACCACCAAGCTCGGTGATGATGGACGTGATTGTTGAAGGCGAAAAGATCAAAGACCGTTCCCATAACCGCAGCACTGAGCAGATCCCTCAACAGCACAGTGAAGCGATGCGTGAATTTGAAGCCATGCAGAATGCCTTCTACGTCGAAGTCATTAACTGGTATGAGCGTCTGATCGTGCGCATGGGTGGTCAGGAACCTGAGATCAGTTTTGAACTCGATCGTTTTGTGCGTGACGCCTACGGTAAGCACACCAAACGTAACGGTATCATCAACAACCTGGGCTACTCGTACAAGAACATTCGTCAGAAAGACTGGAAGATCACCATCCGTCTGAAAGAAGAAGTGTCGGGTCGCGTTAAGTTTAAGATGGCAGGTACCAACGGGGACAAAGGTGTTGCAGTTGATATGATTCCGTGGCAGGACGCACCTCACTATGAGGACGGCACCTACGCCGACATCATTATTAACAACACACCGGCATTCCGTCGCCAGATCATGACCATGCTGGCCGAAGCCACCATCAACTTCATTAACCTGCAGGTTCATAAGGAAGTGATCGCACTGCGTAATGAAGGTAAGTACAAAGAAGCGTACGATCGGGTATTCATGTTCTATGAAACAGGGTTCCCGGAGTTCGCTGAAATCGTGAAGAACGTCATGGTAACGGAAGAAGATCGTAATGAGCATGTGGATTATATCTGCAAGCACAACATCTCGGTTCATCTCCGTTCCGATGCGAAGGTCTACGGTATTAACATTATCCGTGAACTTCGTAAGGTGTTCAAACACAAACCGCAGAAAGTGAAATTCCGTGACGCCTTTGGCGAAATGGTGGAGTCACATTATCCGATCTTACTGACCAGCATGTACTATATGTTGTTGGATAAGTTCGGTGCAGATGACAGTTCTCAGTCTTTCCCGAAAGCCAACCCATTTGGTTTACCGGCGTCGAACAGCCAAGGTGACAAACACACCAACTGGTATATCGACAAAGGCAGCCGTAACATCGGTGAGTCAGAAACTCGCTGGGAAACGGCACACAACGGTACAAAAGAAAACATCAAACAGTTAGCGCTGGCGAACAGTGACATCGTTCGTACCAACGCCATCAAGCGCATTATTCGTGCTGATGATCCGTTTGAAATCGATTGCATCGTGACCGATGAGGAGATCGCCACTAACCGTGCGGTGATCATGGGATCAGAACTGCTCAGTGACTCTGGGTATATCTTGCGTGCAGAAAAGCCTGAAGACAGGGACAATGAATTATGATTAAGATCGGTTTACGTGAATTTGCTAATTTACCGGAAACCACTGTGTTGCGATGGCTCGGGTTCTATCGTCTGGTTGAAGTCACTGACGATGCAGGCGAAACCCTGATTACCGATACGCAATCCCTGTTAGTAACCTGGCAGGGGATGATTGTTCACCGCAACTATAACTCATTCCCGTACAGCAACAAGGAAGTTGCGCGCATCTATATTCGGGATCAGGAATTGGAGGTGTGTGAAGACAAACTGTTAGCACGACCGCTGAACCAGTTCCTGCCGATTGTGATGCGGGACATGAAAGACCCGGTGGAAGCAGACGGTATCAAAATGATGATTCACGTCTGGCAAGCCAAACTGAATAACCTCTTAACGGCGATGACTGAACGGTTTGCTATTTCCGTGACGTCAGATGACCTGATTGAGGTAATGGAAGATCCAGGCATCGTTGATATCAAAACGCGTGTGCTCAACGGCACGATTACCATCGACGAAGGTGAAGCAGAGTTCATCACCTACATGGCGACGTCACCGACGTTAAGCAATGCCATGTTGCCACTTCTGTGTCGTACTGGCGGTACTAGCTACAACCAGGCGTATCAGTCTATCGTAGTACGCGGTGCGGTGTTCGACCTGGACAACAGCATCTTCCCGAACCCTATCATGGATTCGTATGCGGAAGGTGTCGTTAACCTGGCGGACTCACTGGCTGAGAAGAACGGTGCTGGTAAAGCACTGATCACCTCAGGCAAGGCACTGCAAGGCGCTGAGTGGTTCCACCGTAAGAACCAGCTGCATGCAGCGGTAGTACGCGGTGTGGATCACTTCACAGACTGTAATACAGATCTTCCGGTTCCGCTTAAGATCAAATCCAAAGAGTTCCTGCACGCCTGCTTTGGCAAGTATGCTGTTCAGGAAGATGGCTCTCTGGAACTGATCGATGCAGCTTACGCGAAAACAGTGGAAGTGGGTGACACCATTCATATCCGCTCAATCCCGTACTGTACAACAAAAGATGCAGCCATGCCGTGCGGTTGTTGTGTGGGTCAGATGAAACATGCTTATCCGTACAACACCATGATGGGGATGGATTGTAATATTGGTATTTACTCTGCGACCGCGGTGTGTCGCCCAATCGGCCAGGGAATGCTGAGTATCAAGCACTTCCTGCGCAATACGGTTGCCACGCCGTTTGTTGTCCGTAGTCAGGACAAAGACGCCATCAGAACTAACGGTGATGATATTTTCTTACTGAAAGATCTCTGTATGGAAGGAACAAAACTAATTGTGAGTTCCGCGGTTACCAAAGAGCTGACTGACATCCGTTCGCTGGATAATCTTGATGATGTTACAGTAGACAAGCTGTCCTATTTTGATGAAGCCAGCCTCTCCTATTTAGAAGAGGACATCATGATTGGCGGCAAGACACTGTATCAGCGTTCGGTGAAAACCTCGATACCAAGTCGTAGTGCTCGCATGTCAAAAGACCTGTTAGAGTTCATCTTCGACAATGGTTGGGAAGTGATTGACAAGAAGTTCATCGCTATTGATTTGAGTACCTGGCATCACGAGCAGCCGCTGTTTACGCTGCCGTATACTCAGGAAGATATGGACATCTACCGTCGTGAAGTGGAAAGCTTTATGGCGCACTCTAAACGTAATAATCAGTGGAAAGAACAGGAAGTCACCCCGGCGCGGTTTGGTGAAGTGTTGGTGGAAATGTGGGAGATGTTGAACCACAAATTCAAAGGCATCAACATTCTGCACTGCGAAGTGCTGTTGTACGCTGTAATGGGTAAGAATCCCAAAAACGGATACTATGGGCTGGTAAATGGGCACGCTCCACGTTATTTCGTGAGCTTCCAGAACGCCATTTGGAACCGAGGCTTCGGCACACTGATGATCTACGATCACCAGCAAAACGTGTTGAACAACTTCAGTTCATTCTTAGTCAAAGAGCGTCAACCATCACCTTTCGAGGCTTATTGGCATTATGGTCGTAGAGAATAAACCGTAGGAGCAGTCATGCGACATACGTGTGTTATATCCGTGGCCAACAACTACCTCAGGGTGTACGATTACGCTGAGGAATTTGTCGATCGAGTATTAAAGCCGTTTTGTCGCATGTACTTGTCTAAAACGGGGATGGTGCCAGCAAAGCATAATCCCCGTCTTCAGGTCATGGCGGTTACACATCGCTTCATGCGGTTCAACCACGACCAGTCGGAAATTCGATTCACAAGTAGTTTGTTGGAAGAACTTAAAACTTTTATTGGTAGTCGAGGTTACGCACCCAAACGAATTCTTCAGGTCGTAGAACCTGAAATTATTCCTATGCCCGCGACTATTAATTTCAAACCGGGAATAGGGACTCCGAAGGATGACCAGCTGGATTGGCTGAAGTACATCATGGAACCGGGTCCGCTTAAATTAAACAACGCCGCGACAGGGGTAGGGAAAACCTTTATGTCCATCTGGACTGCAGTTCAACTGCAGCAACGCGTTGTGATTATCGCTAACGCCCGATTCTTGCCAGTGTGGAAGGTTGAGTGTGGTAACCTGTTAGACATAGCACCGGAAGATTATGTTGAAACAGATGTGGGTGGTTTGGATAACTTCTTGGCAGCCTTGAAGAAAGGCGTGGTGAATCCCAAGATCGTGGTGATTAGTTTGACCAAGATCGACATCATGCTCAAGAAGTCCAAAGCTGACCCGTTGGCACCAGACCTCGATGATTTCTATCGTGAGTATCGTCCTGGCTTACGCGTGTATGACGAAGCCCACGAATCGATTCATCAGCTGTACCTGTCTATGATGTTTGGGAACATTCGCAAAACCATTGCTAACACCGCAACGGTCAGAGCAGAAGACCCGATGACCAACAAGATCTATGGTTATCTGTATCCCAAAGAGTGTCGCCTGAAAGAAACGGAGTATTCAGCGCACATGCACGTCAAGGCACTGTTCTATCGCATTGACACCAGCAAGCACCGTATACGTTCCATGGCGCGTGGCGTGTACAACGACACGGTGTTTGAGGCTTCGGTAATGGATAACCACAAGCTTCAACCCCAGTATATCGAAATGATGTATAAGTTCTTTGATGACTATTATTATCATCGTCGTCGGCCGGGTACCAAGTGTCTGTTCTTCTTTACTAAGGTAGAGACGTGCAAGATCATGGTGGCTGCGCTGTTGAAACGTTATCCTGACCTGGATGCGATTTCATTTACAGGGGAGCAGGGTGGTAAGGCAGAAACCAAAGATGAATATCGCAAGCACGAAGTGGTGTTTTCTACACCGGGTTCGTGCGGTACCGGTAAAGACATTCCAGGGCTGATTACCTGTATCAGCTTCCACAACGTGAAGTCACTACAGCGTAACTACCAGATGCGCGGGCGTATTCGTCCGATTAAGCAGACGGAACATCCAGACCTGGAACGCATCTATGGCTACACCGTGTGCGTGAACGAAAAGAAACACAAAGAGTACCACAAGTACCGGAAAGAGCTCTTTGAGGAATCTTCCTTGAGTTACCAGAGTGTCGATTCGGGCTTTACCTTAGCGTAGTTTATCACTAATCGGAGTAAGGGGGAAACCTCTTACTCTCTACGGGAGTATGTATGTCAGAACAATTTTCGCAACAAGTTATGGACCAGATCAAAACCTTTATCAACGAGCGCGGTTTGAAGACTGGCGTGCCGTCGGACATTGCTCACTACATCGCCGAGCAGGTGCCGGCTGGCCAGGTCCGTATCCAGGATGAAAGTTGGGGTGAACCTGACAAGTGGATCTACCGCGGCCCGGTAGACGCTGAGAGCGACGACGTGCTCTGCTATGGCTGGCGGGTCATGCAGAAGGGCAAAGAGTCTGAGCGCTATGAACGTGACCTGCACGATATGATCGGACCACGTTGGACGGTGGAAATCCTGTCTGCTGAAGACAACCTCAACTTGCCGAAAACCAAACCGGGTAAAGAAACCAAATCAGAGCGGGAATCTCACGAGGCCCTCGAGCAAACCTTTACTCCGTCTGATGACGTTGGTACCAAGATCGTTGACCAAACTTACGGCCAGGTCAACGACGCTATCTTTGCCGCTATGCCGGGTACACTGGCTATTCGCTGTGAAGACTGGAACAACGCCAACGCCTGGGTGCTGTTGGAAGAAGTTAAGGTCAAAGAAGAAAGCATGCAGGTATTGACTATTAACTACAGCAACGGTGTGAAAATGCCGTGGCATCCGTCTATGCTGGATCTCTCCAGCAAGAACTGGACCAGCAAAAGTCCGTTAGAGTAAGACGTCAGGGGTGTTTTCGGACACCCCTTTCTTCATTACTTTTTAATCCTATATTACCTATGCATAACCTAGTCAATAATGGAGTCACCATGTCTACCCTTAGTCGCTTGTTGAAGAACCGTTATAAAAAGTATTACTTGGACCTGGCCGGCATCAATGCCAGCGTTGTTCGTATGATCACCCCCATGATTCCCAATATGGAGAAGAAGGGTGAGTTCAAAGATGGCTGGACGCGAAGCTACCCTAACCTGAACCTGGAGATCGACCACAACCCCTGTGGTTATCGTCTGGACCTGCGTAAAACCGGCGAGAAGACCTACAGCTACCGTTTACGCATTACCTTTAAGAAAGACGCACCTTTCTTCTGGGGAAGTCCACAACGCCGTCAGGACCTCACTACGCTAGTGAATCAAGAGTATAAAGAACACAAGCGTATGTTCGGCTTTTCACACAAAACCAACATCGTGACGCTGATGCAGCGCTACATCACTTTCGCAATCGAAGGCGAAATAAAACTCGACTGACAATTCAGTAGTCTATTAGGAGTACATATGAAACAGACTATTGATCTGATCAAAATCCCACCTGGCTATACGTCTGACATTCACGAGTTCTGTTCACCAGTACTTGAAGTGGCAATGTTGCGCGGTGAAAAGGCGGGTACGTTCGATGACGATTTCTTCTATGAAGTATTGGAAACGCATCTGGCGGAAAATGAACAACGCATCATTCTGCATAACGCGCACCGTTTTCTGGAGCAAAAACTTCATTTCATGGATCGTGAGTTCGAGCCCTTCTACGAAAAGGAGTTTGAAATCGGTTGCAGACACTTCATACGAGACTTTCTCCACATCAATCAACTTCATACCGTTAGAGGGTTAAAGAGCGACGTATGGAAGATAAGCATAAAGCCGCTGCCCGGCAATATGTGGCAGTTAACGACGGTTGTCGGATAAGCCAAACTTTTACCGTCAAATATGGGTTTCCGCCTGAGCTCAACGAAGAGCAGTTGGAAGTGCTAACCACCATGGTGTTGAATCGTATAGATTCTATAGTGACACACACTTCCTTTAACCGTGACACGTTAGCTCTGGTACACGCTCACATGACTCCCAGTCGCTGGGACGAAGAGAACGGTGGTACTGAAAACTTTTACCGCCGCGAAGCCATGATGATCGACGAAATGTTCAGTGACGTCGAGGATGATCGCGCGTATCGTTCTACTTTAGGAGATCTTGCCCGATGTCAATGCACGACGTTCAGTGTACAACTGATAACCAACAATCTGATATTTCTGGAGCTCCGGTTCTAGGCGAAACCGTAATGAACATGATGTTACAGATGTACCATCGTGCCAAGAAAGAGTTTTTCTTCCCTACCAGTCTGAAAACCAAAGAAGTTAAAACGGTTGAAGGCATCGCCGGCGGCGCCAAGATCGTGTTAACGCTCTGGGCAGGTCGCAGCGCGCGTCACGGCATGGAAGAGATGTGCTGTCGTATTAAAGTCACCCCTGAGATCGCTTGGGATGGCACTAACTTCGAGAAAGACTTCTTGCTGCATTCGCTGGCGCTGTTCAGTGACATGACTGTGAAGAGCGATCGCGACGGCATTTACTACGTTTGGTAAAACTCCTCCTCTTATTACGTCTACCCTAGGGTAGACGTAATAGAGTGCTTTCTTTTTTTTGTTTCAAGTATTTGTGATCGGTACACACCTAAGCGATAAGGGTCATTTGTAACCGTTTCAAAATAAAAAATATTTTTTAACGGTGAAGTAATTTTCTTATAACGACACGCAATTTCAAATTCTAATAACAGCTTGAGCTGAGATAGAAATACAGCCAAGCAACTCGGGAGATTGACGCATGCACCAAACCTTTCTGTGGGATTATTATAATAATGGGTAGTTGTAACATAGAGTACGACACCCGCTGAGTTTAGCGTATCTAGAGTTTCGTCTTAAGAAGCTACGCATTTTTCCTACTTAGGTAGTTACACACATCGTTCTTAAATGGAAGTTTCAAAACAGATCTATCCCAATCATCTAAGGAATCAACGAAAATGCCTAACAAAGATTATGAAGCCGCTTTGAAAGAGTTCCAATCAACCCATAACCAAGTGAGCGACCTGCTGACACCGGTTGAATACGCACGCTATCAGATATTGAGTTATCCTGACAACGTATCCATCCTGAACACAGCACTGAAGAAAAAATTAGCACTCGATCCTGAGTATGAAGTATGGGTGCCGATCCACTACTATAAGTATCTGGTACTGGACACGGCGAAAGGTGTCTCTACGTTCTACACGAAGTACGCGTTCATTAGTAACAAAGGCAATATCCACCACATCCGTAAGAAAACCAAGGCGCCACAGGGCCATACCACTCAGAGCGGACATCAGAGCTCACTGGTACGTTTAATTGATGGCCCGGTTCGCTTCTCGTTACACCGCGCAGTTGCTTGCAGCTTCATCCCCCTGCCAGAGAAGTTTAAACATGTTGGTCACGGCTACGCACAGGTTAAGCACCTTGATAGCGATAAAGCCCACAACGACTTCCTGAACCTGACATGGGACTCAAGCGTAGTCGAGCAAGAGAAAGACCTGCCGTCGAATGTTACCCAATCAGCCATTCATCATGACCATTATGGCATCCGTCCATTAATGGGTGAAGTCATCATCCCTGGCGAACACTTAGGTGTACGTTTCATCCGCTCTGGCGATCGCGAGATCACAGACCTGCTGGGGACCTCTGGCCTGGTTGACATCGACGAAGTCCTGCGTAACAAGGTGAAAGAAGTGAACGGCATTCGCTGGACGCCTGCCACCGATTCCGATGTTATTGTCTATGGTACTTCTGTCATTCCGACTTCGCTGGTTCGTATCCTCAGATCTTATCGCGATAACGGCAGTAATCGTGCCGCTGGTTCTATTCGTGTTTAAGCACTGATGACAAGTTTCTCCCTGCTCCTCCGGGGGCAGGGGCAACTTATCCTTTGGTTACCCAACCCAGGAGATATGATAATGAATGCGAAACAATATAACAGTGAATTCAAGAAATTCATCAAGAACCATAACCAACTTTCAGATTTACTCACAGCCGAAGACTTACAGCGTTATCACCAACTTGACTTCCCCGATAACGTGCAGATCGTCCACGACGCGCTGATAGAGAAGCTGAAAGAAGACCCCGACTACGAGGTCTGGGTTCCGGTTCGTTACTTCAAGTACCTGCTGTTGAACACGGTGACGGGTGTTAAAGAGTTTTACACCAAGTACGCCTTTATCAGCAACAAGGGCAACCTCTACCATTTGCGCAAAACCCCGCAGCTGGACGTCAAAGAAAATGATGACGAATATCAGCAGAGCGTAGTGCAGCTCACCGATGGTTCCGTTAACTTCTCGGTGAACCGTGCGGTAGCAACCAGCTTTGTCCCGCTACCCAAGGACCTCAAAGCTTACGGTTACTATGCGCTGGAAGTCAAGCACAAAAACGACCGCAAGGGCGACAACGATTTCCGCAACCTCGAATGGTTCGCGGGCAATCAGAACGACCAGACCGTGGTGGATGTCCCTAATGTGGTTCAAACGGTTAGGGAAGATAAACCTGTGCTGAACGTGACGAGCACCGACGATCGTACCGGCGAGTTGCTTTCTATTAATAGCAAGCCTTCTTCCGGTGAACACCCTGAGCAGTACCACATTCGTCCGATTATCCTGGAAGTCATGATTCCAGGCGATTACTACGGCGTGCGGCTGATTCGTTCTTCGCCGAAGGAACTGGATGATCTGCTCGGTCCTGGTATGGCGTCTGCAGCAGAACACGCGGCTAACCTGAACCTTACGGTATACGGTTGTCGTTGGAGCTATGCGACCAACGATGAGGTCGCTCAGTATGGTGCATTGCGTGTACCGGCTAAGCTTCGTGCGTTACTGCATGAATATGCGGCGGGTCACTGCATGAACATTCTGGGAACCCGTGTGGCTGACGGACACATGATCCTGATTGAAGGGGATCCGTTAGAGACAGAACATCTGGGATTAAACTATTCCGATATTCTGAAAGTGTGCGATGGGGAGAAAGAAGCCCACAAGGGTTATACTTTCCGTCGGGTTGACGAAGAAGAGATGCTGCAGCTTCGTACTGCTATTGACCTTCAAACAACCCAGACGTTCCCGCAGGAGGCGCCTGTAGTGAATTTCATTATGGGAAAGCGGATCTCGGATGGACACCTTATTTTGTTTTGCACGGATCAAGAGATTGAGTTACTGGGATGGGATCCCAAGCTCGTCAACAAAGCCGCGCGTAAACGAGGTGTTCCCGTGTACGGCTATGAGTTCGAACGCGTTACCGATGATCTTACCGCGCTGAACTTACGTAACCTGATTGCCACACAGATCACCCAATTCTAATGTGCTGCTAACTACTACTGCCCTTTGCGGGGCAGTAGTAGTATATTTTTTTGTTTATCGGAACGCTTGATCCCAAGCCACTTTACTGTTCGACGTACCAGAGATGTGACTCGCCTTCATACGAAGAAGCATAAAGACGGTCGCTGTGCGCGATACTGCTGCGGGTAAACGAGTAGCGGTCGCACCCAAGCCTTTACCTGCACAGGTCTTACAGTAGTCACCTTCACCAGTCAAGCAGAACTGCATCGCACGCATGGGAACAACTTTACCCTCATACTTGCTCCAGTTATCGTTGGTCAGCATTATGTCCTTGCCGTTGTCGATAACAAAGCAACCCAACCACAGTTTCTTGTTGGTTGGCCAGAGCATAATGAGTTCACCCTGCTTGCTACCACAGTTCTCTTCGACCACGCGCTTGGAGCCCATGATGCGCAGGATGTCTTTAACCCTTGCACCACCTTCACCCGTAGCTTTACCACGGTTGTATGCGCCTTCGATCGCGGTGTTGATGTAGTCCACCATGTGACGTGGATCCCAGCCTTTGGTCAGTGGATCAACCAGTGGTACCCAGCTGTTGGTTTCAGAGTTGAACTCGATACCAAACATAATGAACATACGTTTACGACAGTTGCTGACGTAGCTCTTGTCGATGTAGAACGTAGCCGACTCACCCTTCATCTGGATCTCATAATCCAGGTTAACGCACTGTTCAACGATGTCGTTGAATACCAGTGGGTCAGAGAGACGATCTTTGTTCTCTTTCAACAGGCGATTCTTGAGGTCGATAACCTCTTTGGAAACCGTCAAAGAATCTTTGGAGCCGCACTTCACGATGGCGTAAAGAATACCTTCCAGGAAGTTAGCATTCTTGGAGATCTTTAATACGTCACGAACCGGCGCCTTACCTTCAGGAACCGATTCACCTTCAGGCGGGTCATCCACCATGATGTCACTGATCCAGTCACGAATCAAACCTGGGGTGAGTTCACGGTTCTGATAGGGAATGACATGACCCAC